AAGTAGCGGAAGGGAGATTCGAACTCGGTATCAATTCTCTCAAACCCGCATAAATACTGAATTTCTTTATCTCCAAAGGTGTTACCTCGTGTTACCTTTTACATTGATAATGCTTTTGCAATATATTCCTGCATTTCACTCTCTGTCTTGTTATTAAAATAGTAATGATCGAGAGTTGTTCTGATATCTGTATGCCCCATTTGTGTTTTTATTACCGATTCTGGAACATTTCCATCTATCAACTTTGTTGCATATGTCTTTCTTGCCTTGTGAATTGAACGTTCACCAATTCCTATTCTATCACATATCACATATAGCCGCCTTGTAAATGCCTGACCTTTTATTCGTTTACCGTTTTTCATAAAAATATATTGCCCAAATGGATTGAGCATTTTTATTTTTCTCATAAGTTCTTTGGTATCTGCGGTAATTATAACATCTCTAAACCCGGCATCACTTTTAGGAAAATTTTGAACATCAAATACATATTTGCCATTATCATCTCTATATCTTATTTCTGTCTTTGATATATGTATCTTATTTTCTCCGACATCAGACCATGAGAGGGTAGATATTTCCCCAACTCTCAATCCTGTTTTAAATGCCAAAATAATGCCAAGTTCTATCAATGTAGGCTCATCTTCCATTACAAATCGTTCAATTAAAAGTTCCTCATCCTTAGAAAATACCAATTCGCAGTCTGACTTATGGTTCTTTTTAAATGACTTTTCCGAAATTTCCAAATCACCCATAAAACTGGTTATGCTCAGACTGGTATAATGTTTTTTCTTTGCATATTTGAAAATTCCGTTAATCAATATCCGCATATCAGAATAAGATTTTTGCGTAAGTTCCAGTTTTGAAATAGCTGTTTTTATGAATGATTCCAATATTTCTTCATCAATGTACCGGATTTTTCTATTTGCAATCGGCAAATACTTATTTTCAAAAAATCTTTTAAAATTTGTCTCGTACTTGTCCTTTGTCTGTCTTGTTATTTCACCATATTCAAGTTTTTCAGAAATCCAATTAGAATATACCTGAATAACTGTAGGTTCATCCTCCTTAGCTTTATAGAACTTTACTATTTCATCTTCAATTGCTTTTTCAGATGTTCTCTTTACAAGTCTCTTTCCTCTCTTATTATCTTCATCTGGCAAATATGTGTAAAACTTTCCATCTTTTCCTTGCCAAATGCTGTAAGTGTGTTTTTCAATAAATTTTTTCCTTTCGTTCATTTCAATTTTTTTCTGAATGGTGTCTATGTTGATAATACCATTTTCGATGGCAATATTCAACAACTCACTATTTAAAAGATTTCCCGTTTAACTCACCTTCTAACTTTTTTACTTTCTGTTTAATATCAAAAATTCTTCTTTCCACTGTTCTTGTTGATACGCATAGTCTCATGGCTATTTCTTTTGAAATAAGTCCACGGGCAAGAAGATAAAATATTTCTTCTTCCTGCTCCGTGAAATTGGCGTTTTCAATAATTGTTTCAAGCTCTGGCTTAGTCAGTTTTGAAAACTTCATAAGCCACTATCCTCCAATATTTTATTCTTCTCCCTGCCAGATCTTCGGTGTACCATCAGCATTTAGCATAACGGTAAGACCGCCGCCCGTGCTTATTGTGATATATAAATACATCACTCCTGTGTCACTATCTGCATAAATAAGATATTCTTGTCCACTTCCCACCAGTACCATTGTGTTTTCCTGTCCCGCACTGACATTTGCTGTATCACTGCATCCGGCAATCAGAAGTGTTGCTGTTATGATGGCTGTTATAAGTTTCTTTCGCACTGCATTAGTCCTCCGTATTTTCCTCATATTCCTCTTTGCTGATGGTCCTGATACACGCTTCGCTCACACCTAAACTTTCTACCATGTTTGCAATGGCTTTTTTCACATAGTCGTATGCACTTTCTTTAAAAATCCTTGGTTTTTTTTCTGTGACTGTGAAATCCATGTTCCGCTCTGCATATCCAACGGAACCCTCTCCGCCAAACATTTCTGAATCCTTAATTTCAAAGTATAATGATATTCTGATTTTCATTTCATTCATTGTTTTTCCTCTCTTTCTCAAAGTTCATCGATCATCTTTGAATACTCGTTATACTGTTCTTCCGTCACATCTGCGACATTGTTCAGAAAAAAATATAAATATCCTTTTGAGTACTCGGCTGACCATAGTTTTAATTTGATTTTCTTTTTGGCAATTTCATAATAGAGACCGAAATCCATTATTATATTTTTCATGAGATGACCATTCCTCTCTTCTTGGTTTTGTTATCTGGTTCTAAAATAAACTCATCTGGTTCTCGTCGTACTGGTAAATGCGTCCAGTCATGATCCTCCCTAACTGACGCAATCTCTCCACCCGTGGTTTCTGCTTAAGATTCGCCATATAATTATTATCCACTTCCGGCGGTATGGAAAAATAACATTCCTCCGGTAATGGCAACTGATTTTCTGTGCAGATCTCGTGGATCTTTGACTGATAATAAATGATATGATTCCGTGTCAGATTCATGTTGCATCCATCCGACCAGAACGGATCATTACACCCGTTCTGGTTGATAACTTTCCAGTGTTCTATTTCTCTGTGGATGCACTGGCGGTACTCTTTCACTTTATCTTCTGCTGCCTGTATCATGGCAGCACCTCCAAATCTTCCAATGGAACATAATGTTTTAAATTGTTCGCATAATAAACAACAGCACATTTTACTGTTTCTTTTGCTCTTTTCGATACATAAAACGCTTCTGGAATAACTCCGACACCTACATCACATTCCTCTTGGTAAACCGCATCAAGATAACCATTGACAATAATATCCTTATATCCAACAATTACACCTATAAAATTCCTGTCAACGTGTTTGAAATAGGTTTTCTCGATATATTCAACGTTCTTTTCGACAGTGCCATCATTGTTTCCATCTGCCAGATTATTGTCCATTGCATCAGCAGTTAATGTCTCCCTGTCGAGATACAGCCATCTTCCGTCTTTAAATGGTTTATAGAAGCCTTTGCATTTTACTTTATCAAATAATTTCATGGTAGCACCTCCGAAAAACTAAGTTTCATCTGTGGATCCGGCTCATAGTTCATCCACACCGTTTCCTTCCGCGGCTTTCCGTGCTCCGCACAGCTTGAAAACTGTTTTTTCTCCCATCCGTTCAGATAGTCGTTATACATTTCTGACTCATAACCAGAAATCATAATCTTTGCTTTACTCTGCAGTAACGCTTTCAATAATTCCTCGTGATCCGCATCTGTCATCTCATGTTTATATTGTTTTCCTGCTCTGGTACTCAAAACATACGGTGGGTCAATGTACATAAAAACATTGCTGTAATTAAATCTCTCAATCACTTCCACCGCCGGGCGGTTCTCGATCTGTACCATGCGCAACCGTTCCGCTATGTCAATGATCCATTCCGGCAGACGGTACCAGTTCCATAATGCATAAGCTTTTTCTCTGCCCTGTACATCATTTTTCCATCCTACCTTGCTTCCATTGGTACGGAACCCGTGCCCCTGCCAACACTGGATTAAAAATCGTAATGCTTTATGATACGGTTCATCCGGCATCATTAACTCCCATGCATCCAGCTTATATGTATCCTCATATTTTTCACGACTGAACGGTGTAGTCATTACCATTCTGGCCAGACGATCCGCATCCTCCTGTATACACCGGAAGATATTCACAACGTCATGATCCAGATCATTAATCGTTTCGATATCAGATACCGGCTTATTAAATAACACGGCCCCGCTGCCGAAGAACGGCTCTACATAGCTGTGATGTTCCGGTATCAGTTCCACCAATCGGGGAGCAATGTTCCATTTACTTCCCGGATATTTCAATACTGTTCTCATTTTCTTCAAAAGGAACCCGATATATCGTTGCCCCGGCCGGAGGTTCGGCTCCTTTCTGATATTCCGTGCACACATCTACAATAGTGCACTTTAAATTTAATTATGTTGTGTTTTATGCAACAAATTCATCGTTTTATTGCTTTTAAATCATCCAATCTAACGGAAAACCTCTCACTCCTTTTTTATTTCAAAATTTCATCTAAGCAGGCATTCCAGCCAATCTTATACGATGGTGTAATTCCATCAGGCTGCGGATATCTTCCGCAAACTTTCATTTTCTCGGGAAGTTCCCGAAGTGGACACCAATCCGGCTTTGCTTCTTCACTATTTAATGAAAGCTCTTCAGCGCCAGTTGCATAACACTCGTCATCTTTTGAGTTCCAAAACTTACACATGGTGCAATCTTCCGGCATTTCATCCATAACCAATACTGCTTTAGCCATATATTTCATCTCCTAAATTTCAGTTTTTTAAGATAACTTATATCTATCTCTTGATGCAGAACGAAACATCATAAAAAGCATTTCTGATAATGATTTTTCTCTATTTATGCGTTTCGCATTCTTAATTACTGTCAGCTCTCTCCAATTATTACATCGACTACTTTCTGTTGGTACAATCACGCCGACAAAATGTTGAATTTCTTTTGATACCGCTACATATACTTCCTCTGGCATTACAAGATAGTTATAATCACCGATAAAATTCAAGCCATGTCCCGAATGAAAATCCTCAACAGAAGATTTGATTTCATAACAGTAAAAGTCCCCTTTCTCAATCCCAGAGACTGTATTGTTCACAGGCTTAAACCGCATGTAATCCACTCTGATTGCGTGTCCTGTGGCATAATCAAACGTGACTTCTTTAGCCATATAAATTCTTGTGTCGTTTTTGGGATTTATATATCTTTCAAGTGCTAAAGAAAGTTCTTTCGTGATTTCTGGTCGTTTGCTCATATTTCCTCCGTTTTCTCGCACCGCTCAAATTCGATAACCCAAACCCGCGGATTAGCATCCCAACCGTAGCGGTCAAGGTCGGATTTCTTGACCACCGCCTTTCACGATCTCGATCATATCAGTCAGTATTCCATCACACCCGAACTGTTCCATTTCTGATCGATATTCTTCTAACTGCTCCACAATCTTGTCCGGGTCATAGGCGGTCGGCATATTGTTAATCACATCTTTTACTGCATCATAATCTTTCATGCTTTCAAGCCTTCCGCTTAGGTTGTCCAAAAACAGCCCAGCATCAATCAATCTTCCCATCGTTCGCCCTCCTGTTCCACGCTTCTAAATATCAAAGTCCATGTGAAGATATTTACCCTCGTATTCGGTTTCCCAATAATAATCTCCCTCGTACCAATCTTCTCCCTTGCATGTCTGGTCGCACCATTCTTTACAATCATCTCCGCCCTGCTCGCCACCTGTATGATAATCAGTAATATCAGCAAAATCGGAGTTCATACCATCCATTTCAAGGTTTTCCTTACACCATTTCGCAATCTCTTCATTAAGCGCATTTCGCTGTTCGATTTTATCAACTATTTCTTTTGGAATCTTACTCATTCTTCATCCTCCCAATCTAATTTCTGACCACAATCACAATATACGGTATCCTCTTCCAATATGTCTCCACAGCAAGGACATCTCCCTATAAGACCGACATAGCTGTCTCCGTCTTTTACCTGGGATATTGATTTCACTTTCTTCGCTGTCTGCTTCTCCACCGCCGTCCGGCATTCTTCCGGTGTGCCGATCGCCTTATATTCTTCCCACACCTTAGCATCCTCGTTTGTTAAAAGGCAAAATCCCTCATGCTTCTCCCCTTCAAACACCGTTTCGATAAAGTGGTGCATCAAAAGCGGAATATCTACGTTGGCATGATAACGTTCTTTTAAGTCTTTTTCGATTTTCCGGTATTTCTGTACCTCTTCCAGTGCGTTTATTGCCATTGCATAAGCATTTTCAAAAGATTTCCCCCATGATGTATCACACGGAATCGCTTTTCCAAGTTCGTTACAATCAAATTTTAATTCTTCAATTGCTTCATTCTCCGTCATGTTTACACCTCCAACAGTTCCGGATTGTCAAAAATATTTCCAATAACTTCTGCACATTTTCTTTCTTCTGTATAAAATCCTAAGTTGCAGTAACAATACCCGCTTTCCTTATGGATTGCATAACTGTAATCCAATGTCCAGTCACCATCGCGATATTTTACAATCTCTGGATACTGTTCTTTTCTATCGCAAATATCATTCTCCCAAATCAGATTGCCGTTCTTGTCCTTAAGTCCGGTACACCAACAAATTGTGGATGGATCAATTTCCAGAGCATATAAATCTGATGCGTAACTAGGGACGATATAGTATTTTTCTCTTCCGGTAAATCCATATCGTACCAAACCGCCAATAACCCATTCGTCGTTATCAGTTCGTTTTGCTTTGCATAAATATCTATCTTCCATCCTTTTCCTCCATTTCTTTCAACTTGGCTTCTGCTTCCTCTTGTGATAAAAACCAGGTTTCCTTGTACATTTTTTCTGACAGGATTCGGTCTGTACCATATTCCCGATCTTTGTCACACTCCATGTACCATCCTTTTTCTGTAAAAGTAATAAAGGCTACTTTCTGATGATAAATTTTATTGTTCTCCGGGTGCAGACTTAAAATATTTAATTCATAATTGACTTTGCTAGGAATTAAATATACATCTGAGCCAATTCCACACGGCAACCGCAGAAGTAATCCCTGCTCCTCGGTATCCTCATAGTCTTTGAGTTTCCGATATACGGCATCTATTTCCTCGCAATCCGGTTCACATGCCCTTTCCCACAGTTCATCATCAATCCACAATGGATTTCTCTCTGTTAATCTCTCCATGCTATCCCTCACTTTCTGCCTTAAGCCACTGTTCCACCTCTGTAACAGAACACATTGCTACACCGCCCTCAATGGTCTTTACGCTACCCTGCTCATATGTTTCGATTGAGCAAAGGAAATCTAAAAGCTCTTCATCCGTCATGCTCCGGATCCGGTCTGCATTGGTCTGTTTATTTGTCACTATGCATCCATCAGGATGTATTCCATCTTTCATATCATTCCTCACTTTCTCTGTATGACTCTGGTAGCGGCATCCAAGCAATAACGTCCAGAATATTCATTCCATCCGTGAAATTAATTCCATTCCAAAATGCTCTAAATGGGTATACCTTGTCTTGCTCACTACTTCCGTATTTTGTTGTTACCAAATACACTTCAAGACATTTTCCCTCAAATAACGGATTTTCTTCCGGTTCTTCTGGAATCTGCTCACTGCATGGAATCCATCCGCTTTCCTGCTCCAAAATTCTGTTGATCTCTTCCTCCGAAACCACTTTTGTTAGAGGAGAATACCCACAGGCTTCTGTTGCTACCTCAGATATCCGGTTTTTAATCCTGCTTATTTTCATTCTGATCCTCACTTTCCGGCAACATAGCATATTTATAGCTACTCATTTTACCGTCATATGTGCTCCATGACGTTTTTCCGTAATCCCATGTATAAACCGTTTCATCTTCATATTTTGCAAAATGTTCTTTGCTCCACGCAAAAAGTTCAGAATCTCTGACCAAAATCGGTGTATCGACTGGAACTTCGCTCCAATCAACATACTGGCTGTTCGCCCATTCTTTTGCTTTTTCTCTGCAACGACCAGCATTTCTAATGTCATTATCGCAAAAATCGCATTTATCGCAGACTCCCCTGCATTTTTCCAGTTTCCCATTAATTAACGCAATATTGCATCCATCACATGCAATATTTAAAATCTCTTCCGCATATTTTTCTCTATTCAGCATCTTTCTTCTCCTTCCCTTACCGCAACTGATACGGTACTTCTTTAAAATCTCTCAATGTATCCAGGTTTGGATGCTTCGGTATTCTCGTTCGCTTGTCCGTCAGCGATTTAATGGCTCTATTACGTTCTTTGGTGTCTCTATGCACTTTATATCTCCCCCTGTCTCTTTTGATCTCTCTTTGGACACCAGCGCGGGGAGTTCTTAATCAGTCTGCATATCTCTCTTTCTTCCCTACGGCAGTAACATAACGCTTTCATATCCTCGTCAACTCGTTTCATCATTCCCCGGCTTTCGCATTTACTACACTCTGGTGCTACCTCGTACCCATCATTATCTGTGGCATTCCGCAAATCGTTTGTATTAATGTAATAAACAAATCCACCATACTCACAGCCACCATTAAAAGCCGGATAGATAATCTCGCGGAAAATCTCTTTAACCGTCATCCCCTTATCCAATGCTTTTATAATCTCATCCCGGTACGGCGAATACATGCTTTTTCCTTTTCTTTTACCCATTGTTCCGTCCTCCCATCACTTTTTGAATCATTTCTTCCCTGTGTCGCTCTGCGATATGGTCCCGCACCGACTCTTCCGGAAATGCGATCTGGTACGTCCGTTCCTTAATCCGGTTCGTGATTCGATCATCATACTGCAATGTTTCCAGCGACTCATTACTTGTAAAAATCGTTACTTTCCGGTTTATATAACGCTCATTGATGATCTGATACAGTTTGTCGTTGATCCAGTCTGCCGGACGTTCCACACCAAAATCGTCAATAATCAACACATCTGCGGTACTAAGTGCATCCAGCAAGCGGCTCTCGCTGTATTCTGCATCCTTTCGCCATGTATTCTTGATCTCCTGCAAAATGGTCAGCGATACCGCAAATTTGACTGCGTAACTTTTCATAAGTTCATTGGCGATCCCTGCAGCAATCCGGGTTTTTCCGCTACCCTTAGTTCGGGACCAGATAAAAAGTCCCATACCTTGTTCTTTTTGGTTCTCGAAATCATCCAGATACACTTTTATGATCTTACAGGCATCTGATACTTTCTTTTTGCTGTCCGGATTCCGGTACACATCCATCCGAAATGTTTTCAAATCCATTCCACGGAATGCCTCCGGTACATCCGCAAACCGTAACCGCCTTGACATTACCGCACGCTCACGACATTTACATGGCACTGCCCGCTCAATACCGTCCTTTTCTACCAGTATCCATTCATCCCCGTTGCAGATCGGACACACATCAGAATCCCTGGAACTCTCCGGTGTCTCCGCGTTCTTGCATGAGTTCGTTGAGTGATTTCTCATGCGTTCCAGTATTTCTTCCAGTTGATCCATGGTCCTCTCCTTTCAGGTATTGCATAAATAAATTCTCGCGAAGCCAGTTCTCCGGCTTTTTAATATACCGCTCTGCTGTTTTTTCCCGCCTGCATGCATCCGCGTAATTCTGCGCTGCCAGTACCAGATCCTCTTCCGGTACACCAGCCAGTACCGCATTGCAGTATTCTGTTTCAACAAGATAGCCAGTACACCGTTTCGGATAGGCTGTGGCGAAATCCGAAAACCGTTCCACGGGGGATACAGGGGGTGTTTTTGTTTCGTTATCTATCTCTATATCTTTCTCTATCTCTACATTGCATTTTTGTTGCAAATTGTTGCGATCTGCTTCATCACTGTTGCGTTGCAACGCTTTTTGTGCATTTCCCCTAGATTTCCGACTTCTGCGGGTACTTGCAGTCTCACTTCCTAGGTTATCTTGCACAAATGGTAACTTGTACTCAATAGAATCGGATGTTTCAAGCAATCCGCAGGAAAGAAGATACTGAATCGTTACTTGAACATTGATTTCGTCCTCATCAATATCCAAAGCAATCTCTTTGTAAAATTCATCTTCCAAGCCGGAATACTCTAAGTAGCCGCCCTTTTTCAACGACAACAACTGCATCTTAAGGTATATGATCGTGTATGTATCACCGCCAGCCATCTTACGGAGTTTCTTGATTCGTTTACTGTCAAAGAAATCATCCATCAGTTTAAGCCAGTAATACCGCTTATTCCCCGCCATTTTCACTACCTCCAAGCAATTCAATAACCTTTGCCCCTGCATCTTCCGGGCGACAAAATACGAACTCAACGCCATACTTAAGTTGCATTGTCAACATAGCTTTTGCCAATACCTTGCCAGATGTCGGCTTTGTTTTCGGTAGCGGTACATTCAGCAATTTTCCAAGTGTGTGCATATATGCAATATTGTTATACCGGTCTACTCGTGGATTATGCCATGTAAATACATCATTGACGGAATACACCTTGTCTGTATTTTCAATAAGCACATATAGCTTAATTCCGTTGTTCTGCGCCAAAATACACTCGTCACGGAATCTCGGATGTGCTTTTCCACAGATATTCCCTACAATTTCCTGCATGTCCTTTTTCGTGTCAACGGAAACATCATATGTGCCAAGAAAATCCATCTTTTTAAGTTCCATTTTTCTAGCCGATTTTCTATGGATAACATCCGCTACCTTGTCTGTGGCAATTATGTAATCTCCAACCGGCAATGGTGCACGCAAGACTTCCATATCGTGGCTTTTAAAATATCTATTCTTAAGGATATGCAAACCCTCTTTCTGTCCTTTATCCTCAATTATTAACACGTATTCTCCTTTCTGGCGGTCACTTTCGGCAACCGCCAAAGGTATCTCATGGCTTTCAATTTAGTTTTTTGTGATATATTAAATTCCTTGCCAAAACATCAGATACCGAATAAATTGGTTTCTTTTAGGTAAATACCAAGGTGTTACAACCTATTTTTAGTATTCAAGATTGATAGTGACATTCGGACAGATGCTTCCTTCATTGTTATCAATGTCACAGAAATCAACATCATCATTAAATTCCACTGTTACCGTTACTTCTTGCGTATCGTCCTCATCGTCTCTGTCAAATTCAGCTTCTACATCGGCATCAAATTTTGCCTTAACATGGAATTCTACTTCTGTATCTGCATTAAACTTTGACAACTGCTGAATCAATTCATATACTTTCATGCCGTCTCCTTTCAGAACGGACAAAGGTTCATATCAACCTCTAATCCTTTTTCTGCAATATAAACATTTGCTCCATATTTAACTGTTTCTTCTGTCTTTTGTTTGAATAGTGCGGGATCTCCGCTTTTATCTGATAAGTGAATTAGAACGACATTTCGCAATGCCGGATTATCGTTAGTAGAAATAAAGTCAAGTGCCGTTGGTAAGCTCATATGACCTCTTAATCTGTGCTCGTAATTTGGCTCTTCTCGGTTCACAAACTGCATATCGTAGTTAGCTTCCACCATGATGTGATTAATGTCCTTAAATCGCCATTTGACGTATTCTGTGTCTGTTGCATACACAAGGCTTCCCATATCTGGATGCGTAATGTAAAACCCAACGCACGGACACTCTGAACCGTCTCCGTTGTTATGTAGCCATCTTCCAGATTTATCACGATTTTCAAATGCTCTTATGTCAAAATTTCCTTTTCTAAAACGCATTTCAGAATCTTTTATCGGCGGTCTGCATGGTTCAAAAACAGGAATGCCAGCTTGCACATATTGTAAGCTATAAAGACTATGGTCAGTATGGAAATGGGTAGTAATCACAGCCTTAATTTTCATCACATTGAAATCCAGTGCTTTCTTGACTTCCATGAATGGCAACCCAGCTTCGATTATCAAAGCTTCCTTGTCATTCTCCAGCATGTAGCAATTACCGGATGAACCAGAACCTAAAACTTTAAGTCTCATTAAAGAACTCACTCCTCACATCAATAATCTGTCTCGTCTGTCCCAACAATGCCCTATTGTGCTTTGCTCTATGCTCATTGTCACAGATAAATTGCTTGCAAATTTCTGGTCGAACCGGATAGATTCTGCATTTCTCGCAACTCTTATCCGTATCAAGAAAAGGGCATGTCATATCATACGTTCTATTCGCAGTGGGAAGAAGATGTTTGCACTCTTTGATATGGTTCTTACGAATATATCTGCGAATAGTATCTACTTCTTTTCTGCTCATTGGTAAAAGATTGGAACAGCAGTTACCGCATTGGCTACATTTCCCATCTTTGCAAAAGTTGTAAATGTTATCTTCCATTCCTTTCTGTACGGATTCTAAAAATGATATAACTTCCATATGCTACTCCAATTCTTCCTCTGCCGGGAACTGAAAGATTTTTAAATAATTTGTACTTGTATATTCCATGTACTTGTTTCTAAGCATTTCCATAGCTTTCTTGGCTTTTTCTTTGGAACTGTATCCAGCCATTTTTGTTACCATTGCTGTCGAAGAGTTGTTGCAAAAGATAGCTGCGTGTTCAACATTCTCATATTTCCCGACTGCCATGCTCAAAGAACTGATTTCATACGGTACATCAATTGTGCCGTCCTGCGATATAACTCTCATGGCAACCTCCTAATCTTTCATAAAGTCCGGCAAATTCTCGTCATTCTCTGCCGATTCAACAACTTCCGCTTCGACTGCTGCGCTTTCAACTTCTTTTGCTTCCGCATCTACAACAAAATCCTCTGAATTGGCGTTCTCGGCAATTTCTTCCTGCGTCTGCTGATAAGTTTCATCCATCTGCATAAGAGACTGTTTTGCAATAGCATTAAGGTCTTTTGGATGCTTTTTGATTGCATTATTACGCATCTTTCGAACAATCATGGATTCCGATGTATCAAGCCATGCGGCACTCATATATGGTCTTGCAACTTCACAAGCAAGCATATCTTCAATAGTCTTACAGTCTAAAAGTGCTTTCAGAATTTCATTTTTCTTTTCTGCGATAGCTTTCTTTTCTGCTTCTGTTGCATCATAACGTGTCTTTTTACCGCCTTTTACAAGTCCGAAAGTTTCATTCAACAGGTTATTACGGACATGAGCGAAAAGATTTCCTTTTACGCTTTCACGCTCTGCGATCATGTACTCGATTTTTCCATCATTCATTTCAACAGGATAAACAACACGGATTACTTTCTGTGATAATCCTTTTTCTTCCCACTCCGGCGGTGTAACTTCAACACCTCTGTGCTTCGGATATGTAAATTCATCCCCTTCTTTCACAAGCCATACTGGATATACCTTTTTAACATCAACACCAAAGTTACGAAGAAGTGCATCGTTGCCGTCTCCCTCGATTCCCATTTCGACTTCCTTATACCAATTCCCGCTGGCATCCTGTTTGCTTCTCAACTGGAAGTAGCACTCCCTCGGCACTGCATTGGCATTAAGTTGAAGGCTTGATACCTGTCCAATAACCTGTCTCAAATTAGAACCATTTAAGTTGCTCATAGCGGCTTTGTTAGATGTAACAAGGTTGTAAATTGCACTCATAGATGCCATAGCACACTGCTTGGAATAATCATCAAACACAAGTCCATGCTCCGCAAAATCACGCTCCATAAGTCCTGTGTACTGGTTCGCATAATAAGAAAGCTGTGTATTCATTTCCTGTTTTCCCTGTGCCGCTACTTCCTGTTTTTTTGTTTCTGCCATAATTATTTTTCCTCACTTTCCATGATGATTTTTAATTTGTTTTCTGCTATTTCAAACTTTTCTTTTGCCGATTCAAGTTCCTTTTCTGCGACTTCTCTAAACTTTTCTTTTGCATAATCGTAATTCGGCTTTGTAAGGAAAATATTTTCATAATAGCCAGTAATTTTCCCTTCGTCCTCTTTTCTAACAAAGCTCATGCAATTTGGAAAACCTCTTTTCTTATCAACTGGATAATATGTCTTTGGTTTTTCAATCACTTCCACTTCTGTGACGGAGATTCCGTCCGAATTAAGTCCATAAAAATAAAGTTTCACTGCTTTTCCTCGCTTTCCTCATATTTCTTCACAACCGCCACCTTATCAGCACCATAGGTTTCCACCCACTTCATATCCACGGTTTCATCCGTGACCGTCAGCTTTGCACCTTTGGCATTTACAACCGTGTCACCGGCTTTTACGGAATCCTCGGTGCGGTATGTATAACTTCTGGTGCTGTTTGGAAACTTTGCTTTGATATAATGCATCATTAACCCTCCTTTTTCACATATCCATTTGACAAATTTTCAAGAATACGCAAAAGTCTTTCGTTTGTTCCTGAGACTTTTCTAAGTTTTTCTTCAAGGCAATATTTATTACTCATAAGTTCATCTACCTTTGTTCGCAAATCCGAGTTTTCAGCCTTCAATTTTTCAATATCATCCATGTACACGACCTCTCTTTCCTTTATTTCTCATATCTTTCTCGCAATACGGAAGAGAACAATGTCCGGCTCTTTCCCAGAACCCCTTACTTGCACTCTTCCAACGCTTGCACGACATACACCGTGCATCCGGCTGTGTGATGTTGTTGCTTGTCCCTACTCTTGACATTCTACACACCCTCAACTTTCAGCTGCTTGTCCTCTGTTACGCTCAAAAGAATTAACTGTGCATCCATATCCGGCACATTGAACTCATTCAGCGATTCCGCGTTATCAACGAAAATCGGTACGCTTACACCGTATAACTCGCTAAGAGAACGGATAATATCAAGTCCGGCTACGATTCTATGACCACTGTTTAAAGCCGAATACGGAACGCCATTCACAGTACACTCACAACAATCTTTCATACCGCCATTTAACTGCATTTCAAAGAGTTTGAAATTTACGGTCTTGAAATGGCTGTTAATAGATTCTGAAACCTTATCCAGCTTGAAACGAATGAACTCTTCCAAGAGATAAAGCATCTGTTCCTGATCGGCAACTTTCTGCCCGATTTCTTTCTGCTCGTCACGAAGCGTTTCGATACGATCATCAATCGCCACATTGTTAGCCGCCTGCGCAATAACCTTGTTCACCTCTTCAAGCTGACTCTGCAGATCGGCTTTCTCGGCTTTTAAATCAGTAACAACCTTGTCTGCGCCCTCGGATTCAACCTTTGCAATATCAGCAAGAATCTTGTCATGCTCTGTTTTCAGCTTCACATACTCTTCATTCTGCGAATAATCAGCTTCTGCCGGGATCTCGGATAACTGCTTTGCATAATCATTCTGCTTTGCAAGTGCCTTGGATTCCTGCTCTTTGAGTGCCACAATGTCTTCCTGCAACTTGGCGTTTTCCTTTGTCAATCGCTCAATATCAGCCTTGCAAGCGTTGCCCTTGTCAATCAGACCTTTAAGTTTTGCGCCCTTTGCATCATCAAATGCTTTGCGTGCATCCTCTAACTGCTTGGTGGCACGTGCCTTGGCATCTGCCTTTTTCTGCTCAAAATCAGCCTTAAGAGACTCAATCTTATCCTGCGGCAACTTCTGACCACATAAGGAACAAACCGTTGTAGATTCATCAAATTTCCACTTGGATTCGTCAAAGAGATATGGCATTTCATCAAATGCCTTGGAAAATTCTGCATTGTATTCAACACCAAGATTTTTCCGCTCTGCATCTGTATCGGAAATTGTCTTCTCATTTGCCTTGATCTGATTTTCCGCAGACTGAATCTGATTATGTAAGTCATTGAACTCTCGTGTTGCATCATCCTTGGCACTGTCAAGACCTCTACGTTTTGCGGAAAGTTCGTCATTCATGACCTGCATAATGCCGGACATATCAAATTGCAACTGCATTTCCTTGCTTCTCAAATCGCCTAACGTGCTACCGGCATTCTCCATTTTCTTGTCACATTCAGCGATTCTTCTTACCAGATCTACCTTTGCAAGCTCCTGTTCTGCCACATCCACATCAATCTTGGATTTTTCTGCTTCATCAATACGCACCGGAATTTCAGCCTGTTTCTTCTTCCACCCGGATAACGCTTTGGAAAACTTAGCACGGATATCATCTGTGGACGGTGCTTTCTCCAACTCGCCGAGTAATGGGGCATACTTAGCATCTGTCTGCGCCAGTTCAACATCCGATACATCCGTTGCGAGGCGCATCAGAATATCGCGCTGATCTTTCCATTTCAAAGAAGAGAAATACTGCGGATTGGTCAGCATCTTAAACATATCCTCGCTCTGCGCAAGACCGGAAACATAAGCTTTGAAATCAGCTTCACTCTTTGGATAACCGTCAATTTCAAATGAATTGACATTTCCCTGCAAAGTCACGGTATCGGTGCCACGCTTCTTTACCCAGTTCTGCTTCTGAATCTTTGAAAGTTCCATTTCCTTGCCATCTACATCCAGAACCGCTACAACCTTAATCTCCACGTTATCAATGCGGTTGCCGTCCTTATCCAGTGGTCGAACATTGAACTTTTCCTCTCCGGCACTATTCTTGTTAAACAGAAGCCATGTAAACGCATCGAATACCGTTGTCTTTCCTGCGGCGTTCTGTCCTTTGATACTTGTCTTATTGGAGAAATTCACATCAAGGCTCTTAATTCCCTTGAAATTCTCCATATGTAATGATCTAATTTTCAGTTTCATTTTCCTTCTCCTTCCACTCTTTATATTTTTTAAGTGCCTCTTCAAAGCATGCTTCATCGTCAATATATCCAAGAGCTGACTCTATAATTTTTGAATTAATAGTTGTTCCCTTTTTCCCCATCAGCTCAATGTCTCTTTGGTGTTCATTTGCAATAATGGCACATGCTGTATGAACTTTCGTCCTGCATGCAACCAGATCTGCATATTCCTCAACGGAAATTGTAACGGTATTTTCTGCCATCTTAATTTTCCTCCTCTAATACATTAATTTTGCTCACAGACACCTCATATGCTGTTCTCTGCTCTTCTGTCCCATCTTCGTACATCTTTACATACCCACGGCTCTGAATGCGTCCGGTAAGTTTCAAATGCGTTCCAACCGGAAGTCCAGATGTATACACCGCATTTCTGCCCCAGACAACACACGGAATATAATCTGATTTGCCATAGGAACGATTGACTGCGATTAATAAATCTGCAATTTCTCTTCCAAGCGGAGTTTTCCTGTAAATCGGTTCTTTGCATACATATCCGTCAAGCTGGATTTTGTTCAAATCTGTATGCTCTCCCGGATTCGCTTTTTCAATTTCACAGACGAATACATATAATAACAGACGATTTCTCTTTTCCTCATGTTTGTTATAAGAACTATACACACCGGAAACATTAACGGCAGTGCCCGTGTATTTATCATTCAGATTGATTAATCTCTCTGAAATAATTAATGGGATAATATCAGCCGTCCCACTTAATCTATCCACTTTGAGGTGCATATTATAAAATCCCTCTCCAAACACCTCATGGTTAAATTCCGGCTCTGTGATAATCGTTCCTGTAAGTTCCACTTTATTGTTTTCTGCTCTCATATTTGAATTTCTCCTTTTCTTGTGCTAAAATAGGCGCAAATAGCTTATGCTATTGCTTTGATTGGGAATCATTCAGCTTTGGTCGGTTCGGATGATTCCTTTTCTTTGCTGTAATCAGTGTCAAATGTGATATAGGTAATACCGTCATCGTCATCAGACTCACTTCTGTAATCGTAATCTACAATCTCTTCTGTATACTCCTGCCACTCCCCATCTATTTTTGTTCCTATATAAATAAGAAGTAATCCAATCAATACAGGTATAGCAGTGACCGGATACTCCGTTGCATCAATGCAGATGCAAAACAGAAAAACAACGGTGCCGATCATTTCAATTACCTTCTGTTTCATGCGCTCTTCCAAATGCGTAAAATACTCACGCGCTTCTTCTGCTTTCTCTCCGTTTCCTTTCATGGAAAGTTTCTTTGCGAAATGTGCTGTGAGTTTGTAATCATCAGCAAAATTTCCTCTGCTACTTTCATTCGCCATTGATGGCGAGTAAAAATAATCCTCATTTTCAGTAGCAAATTCATTGTCTACAATATTCGCTTTCGCCCATCTGGAATAATGGCTTTTATCCATTTCCAAGAACTCATACAACTTCTTTGCGGTGGTCATTCCATTTTCATCGACACCAAGTGCAATCTCAATCGGCGTCTGCATTTTTGCTTGTTTTAACTCTTCCGTTTCCTCCAACTCCTTTCCGTGTTATAATTCCCTTATCATCAAATAAGGGAGGTGCTACAATGATTGAAAAGACAATTCATGACTTAGCTGTCACATATGCCAGTTCAAAACTTTCAGAATATGAAATTGACAAACGCGAAGCTCCACTTTGCGGAAATACAGAAATGTCATCCGAAGAAGTTCTGTATTTAAAAGCGGCATACGATTTTGCTGTCAAAAATCTTTCGGAGTAGGTTCGTACCTTTCTCCAACCATTGCATGAGAAACAGCTTCTTTTATCACTTCATGCTGTTTCTCCTCTGAAACGGACTGCTCAATGCGTTTTAGTGTACCGTCAATACTCTTTAACGTGTTGAGCATTTCTTTTAAAATTCTCACTGCATTTCTCCTTTCTCATTATTTTTAGGGCAAGCCTGTTCGTTAGCTAAAATCATTCCCTCTGCGACTCCGAGAACGTAGCTCTGTTTCTCTTTATCAAGTTTTGGAATTGCTTTTGAAATCCTAACAATTAGGTCTTTTTCCTTTTCGCTCATTTGGTTCACTTCCTTTCTTGTTGACTTTGTAAGCATACAATATCATACAATGTAATCAATGTCAATACCTTTTTGTTGACATTGTTAGCAATTAGTGATATATTATTTTTTGCAGGAAGGAGGTGCTTGATAAAATGAAAGAACGTATAAAATTTTTACGTGAAAAACTAGGGAAAAGCCAAGAAGAATTTGGCAAGGAACTTGGATTATCAAGAAATTACATTTCTTTAATAGAAAATGGTCAAAGAAATTTATCAGACCAGTCCTTAAAGGTTCTTTGCTCTTTGTATTCGGTAAATGAAGAATGGGTTCGAACCGGAAAAGGAAATATGGAAAAATCCAGAACAAAAAATCAAGAAGTTTTTGATTTTGCAAATAAAGTGATGGATTTGCCAGACAAAAAATTTAAGAAACGCTTTATAGAAGCATTGGCAAAGCTCGATGAAAGAGATTGGGAATGCCTAGAAAAAATTGTATTAGAAATAACAAAAGAGGGCTAATTGCCCTCTTTTGTTATATTTATTACTGCCTTTAGTATTTGACTTAAAATCCAAGTATCGTCAATTTCAGATATTTTTTTTATTAGCTCTTTTTTGTAGTTCTCATTTACTTCGTTTTCCCCCATATTGATTTCCTCCAATCATTCCGCACTTCTGATAGCGATAAACAAATTATAGAACTTATGTTCGATACCGTCAACCCCATTTGACAAATTGCTACAAATTACAAACTCGTTTGTAGTTGAGGGACAAGAAAACGCCTTATCCCGCCCCTCAGCCAGAACTTGAAGTGCCCTTATCGGACAATTTTATTTTACAAATTTTTCCACCATTATTCAAACCATTTCGGTCGCAAGTTTCGACAGGTAAATTTCTTATTGTCACAGAATGTCGATTGATTAGTTTAAATTTTGTTAAAAAATTAATTACTGGTTGAAAATTATGCATCTGCCAGTTATCTGTGATGAATTTTAAGTGCATAATTTTCCTTTCTGCCCGTAGGCTTGTTATTTAAAAGAGCCGGCTACACAACACATGGTCATGTAATCGGCTCTTAGGCTCTTGATTTTATTATATTTCTACATAGGTTTTCTTTTGTGCCAAGTTGTCCGCTTTGTTCGTAAAACAGCAGTTTAGGGAAATATCAAAAGCAAGATGGTGTTTATGAGATACATTTAAAATCTGAAGCAGCTGTTCAAGTAAGCATCCATTTTAATAAGCAATATATAGATACACCAATATGCTCTTTAACACCAAAACAATTTGGCTTCGAAATGTCTATATATGATGTCGAATACAACGCATCCGGCATTATTTTTACTATTAAGAACGACTATTCAGATGAACTTACATTTTCCGTTATTTGGCAAGCGTTTGGGAAAATACTATAGATTAGTACAATCCACTTAACACAACTTGTCTAAGTCCAGTACCAACATATAATGCGACATGTGTATTGTCTATATAGCAACATAAAACGCAATATTCAAAATTTTCCCAGTCGTTTGCCCAAACACCAAATGTTCTTTGAACCGTATTGCAATCTTTAAAAAAATCATACGCAATAATATTACTTGCTATTTCAGAATAATTCTCATCTCTAACTTGAAGTTGGAGAAATTTATATTTTGTTACATCGGCTATTTGATACTGTGTCCACGTAGCATTATTACTAAGAGAAGAAACGAGAACATCGTACTTGCCTTTAAAACTATTGCCTAAACTGCTGTTTAACGATGATATCGCCCCTGTACAAGTACCATTCCCAATCTTAGAAATGTCTGTCGTTCCAAGCATTTTATAGAGATACCGCACATTCTTGAACATCTGTGACACCTTTGCAAAAATTGAAGAGTGTTTTTCGCCGCTTGATAATTTTGATACAGTCGTCCACGCTGACGCTGATCCGTCTGCCACATCACTACTCGTAAAAGTTGCTGTATTCTCTGCTGTATCTCCACCGGTTGCCACTGCACCGACGTTTTCTGCTGTGAGTTCTACATTGCCCCTACGGAAAGAATCTTCATTTACACCTTTGATTCCGGTAACTGGAGTTCCGGCCAGCACGTCCCACTTTTCATCTGATGTTTTATAAATATTGGCACCGGCAGGAATTACATTCCCTGCTCCCTCTTTAAAGTCATCCGTGGTGGTAAATTCGTCTGAAATATTGAACATCCACCCTGTGCTAACATCTGCAAGTGCCGGAAGATCTGCAAATGCAACTGTTCCGTGTGGCTGCAATCCACCTTTAAGTCCTTCTGATATGTCTTTTGCCTGCTGATAGTAATACTTGGCATTGTCAGAATCCTCGCCCTCTCTGCTTCCTGTACCACCAACAGCATAACTCTGTGCCTTGGTTGCACTTTCTTCTGCAGATTCCGCCTTACCGATGATCTCCGCAGCCTTTTGAGTTGCAATATCTGCTTTTTCGGCTGCTGTATCAGCTGACTGACTGGCGGATGATGCTTTCTCCGTGGCTGTGGCGGATGATTCACTGGCGGATGTCTCACTGACTTTTGCGTTGCTTTCGGATGCCTCTGCCGCCGTAGCTGACTTCGCTGCCGCTGTCTCTGACGCTTTGGCATTGGTTTCGGATGTTTTTGCCGCTGTTTCACTGGCTTTTGCAGCATTCTCACTTGCTTTGGCGTTGGCTTCGGACTTTGCCGCTGCCTGCTGGCTTGACTCTGCCTTTGCCACTTCCACTTTGATTTTCGCAAGATAGTTTGGCTCCAAGTGTTTTTCCTCGATGCTACCCTCTTTGACGATGGCAGACACTTTTCCATCCTTATCAATATAAAAAGCTACCGTATCAGAATCAAGGAACTCATACTGTGTAATCAGTGCCGACAGGTCTATGTACTGTTTCGTGCCATCAATCAGAGTCAGGATAATCTGCTGTGTGGTCGGGTTATAAACGAAGTTGATTGCGATTTTCTCCATCTGTGTATCAATCGTAATCTTAGAACCGTTCTTTTTTGTGATTGTAATGATTCCGGTCGATTCCTCAAAGGTCACGTCTGCAACAAGGGTAGCCACTTCTGTTTTCGTGGCTTTTGTGGTATCAAGAGTGATTACACGATCATCAATAACGCCAATAGCTGCGTCCATTTTGTTAAGATTGCTTTCATTAAGCGGTGTTTCATCACTCGGGTAATTCTCCCAATTAATAGCACTATGCGCTTTGTTCATGGTCCTCACTCTCCCTTTCCTTTGCAAGCTTCATCTGCTCCCGTTCGGCTATAACATGTCTGTTTGCTTCTTCCTTAATCTGCTGCAGAATATCCTTAAACACTAGGTACTTAGCTTCGATTGGGACATCCTCACACAAATTTGCATAATTTATAATGTCGTTTTCAAATTCCCGGATTTTTGCATTTATCATAGATTTTCCACCTTTTCCTTTAACTGTTCTATCTCGTCATGCTGCAACTGCACTGTGGCAACCAGATCAGCAATCAGTTCCGTATATTTCAGTCCGTAATACTTTTTCCCATTGCTGTCTGAAAACGTTTTTGGACAAATATTCCACCCTTTTTCCGCTTTTTTCAAAACATCCTGTGCAATAAATCCATGATGGAACCCATCTTTTTCGAAATTATAACGATACGATTTTGCTCTTAAAGAATAAATAAACTCAGATGATTGCTTTTTGCTTAAATCTAAAATTGTGTTTTTTATTCTTTTGTCAGATCCATTAATTACTCCACCTCTGAATCCACCTACTCCGGTATCTCCGTCTAAATGGATCATCATGTGGTCATTATCGTTTGCGCCTTTATGCAATGAAACCTGATTATATTGAACCGTACATTTATGAACAGGACTTTCAAGCGTCCCTTCCACTGTTCGAAATCCATCCGTTCCCATCTGTACAAGTGTTCCACTGCGTTTAAATTCAATAAGGTTTTCTACAGACTCTTCCGCTTGAATATGCATATATCCCCCGGTCATTTCCATAGAGCCTTTTAATTCAAGCAGTTTTGCTTTAATTTTGATGCCCTCGGCTGACTGGTTGATTTCTGAAACAACACTATCTCTTGTAACTTTGCTTTCGATCCCCTTTGATGTCTGCGTAATCGCACTGGACATATTGGATGAAAGCTGCTTAAGCGTGGTTATCAATGTCCATTTATATTTACCGCTGTTAATTCCGCCATCCGGATCGCAGCCATACAATTTTCCACTATCCTGATCTAAAAAACTGCGTCCATTATATTTGGATGATGCAGGGTAAGTATCTTGGGGTTTTCCAAAACCATAATAATTAATATCATAGCCATCAATATTCCATGCCTTCAACGAAGCACTGACTTCTGACCGTATCTTAGTTGCAGTTACCTCTATCTTTCCGGACAAATCGCCCTCTGCTTTGCTTGCTCTCGTAACTTCCGCTGTAATCTTGTCCTCATTAATTTTAATAGCTGCTGCAAGTTCAACTTCCTGTCCCTGTGCCCTTTTAACTTCTGCTGTAATACTGCTCGCATTTTGCGTGATTCTCGATGATAAACCATCCGTTGTATTTTTAACTTCTGTGCGAATTTCGGTTGCGGTCTGCGTGATCTGTGACTGCAATCCCTTCTCAACATCAGTTATCGTGCTCTGTGTCTTTTCAATGGTTCGCTCCAACACATTGCTCTTGCCTTTGAGCTTTAAAATACTTTTCTGTATTCCGTTCGCCCCGTTTGTCCGGTACTCTTCCCCATACGCTTCCAAATCATCACGCAAAGCCTGTATACCTTTCAGGGTTCTTTTCAGAATATAGGACTCGATCAGTTCATATCTGGTCGGCAACCGCACTGCATCCCCGACCTCAAGACACGGATTTCCTTTGCAGTCCGCTGTAAACGGTCGGTAAACAATCCCTCTGATCTTGGAAAGAATATTTTTTGCAATGCCTTTCAGTTCTTTTGTGCCTTTTCCATAGACAAGAAAATTATCCTCGATCACATAAGCATTGTCTCCGGTGCCTACGATCACGCCAATATCATTCTTCTGCTCCCTGATCTGTAGCTTATCAATGGTTTTGACAAGATAATCTTCATATGTGGCAGTAACATAGAATCCTTTTCCTATCTGCGTACTCTTTGGATCGCGCGGAAACAGATCATCTGCCGGATAAAGGTCATTTCTCGGATATAATCCCTGTATCTCCTGTTCCAGATAAATATAATGAAACTTCCCGTCGCGCACCATGTGCCCCATACAGCCATTGATCTCACAAATACAGGACAACACTTCCTTGCCACTCATAGATTCGCCTATGATGCTCGATTCCTCTGTATCAGAACTTGTCTCACTGGATGGCGTGACCGCAACTGTTTTCTCAATAGACATGTTGTCATTGATAAGATCAATGTCAGCCTGCTCAATCCCGAAGTACTTAAAAAAGCTGTCCCGGAATTGCTTCATTGTGACCGGATCATAAACTGTAACAGTCGTAGTTTTTCCATCTTTATCTTTCTGCTGCTCTTTATGGGATGGAAAGACAGTGTTATACCATGCTGCCACATCTGCATTTAAAATGTCATAAAGAGCATCATATGCGACAACATCACGGCACGTCCTGTCTGCCGTAGGCGTATCAGAATCAACCTTATATCTCCCGAACTGAAATGGAACATCTGTATGTCCACCAAGAGACATCCTTACTGTCATCCATCTGCCCTTCATTGGCAAAAATGTATTTGACACCGTGAATTTAATCATGGCGGCTTCGCATGATCCAAACGTCAATTCCTGTTCCGAACACAAACTTTCTGTCAATTCGAATTTTTCTTGGTGTAGTTCTGTATTTGTGATATTGATTTTTCCGTCATCAGATACGATGGATAATTGCTTATCGACCGTATCTTTTTTGAACAAGTCGCCATATTTATAATTAACCACCATACACACCCCCTATGAAAGCAAGCCGAACTGAATTGTAACGAATTATTCCATCATATGTTCCGTATATCGTAGGCTGAAAATCTGCCATATAACCGTACTGTGTCACATAATCGTCATATTCCGGGATATACGCTGTGATATAGCAGGCTCTCCCTGTCGCATTTGTGAACTGGCTTCTAATATTGTTTAAAACCTCATTGAAAGTCTTATTTGTCAGCATAGCTGGGGTTTCAAATTCGACCTTTAACGCCTTTAACTCCACGGCATTTCTATGCAGATAGCCGTTGGCGTCTGTATAATCGTCCAAATCCTGCATGTTGACATATGGACTGTATGTTTCTGCTTTCATAAACGACATCGGCACTATGTAATTGCCAATCTTTAACAGCCATCCGCTGTACGCCATATTTCCACCACCTAACTGTTTGGGTTTGCGGCTGTCTCAAATGACAGTCGGTAAAATTTGTGCAAAAATAGCACCTGCCACCAATTTGATAGATGCCACTTCTTTTTCTTGATCTATTTTGTAATTACTTCGATATTGGGCGATTTAATCACAATTTTCTCCGGTGTGTGAATTACTTCCGTGTTCCCATATGTAATCCTGATTTCTAATTTGTTCATAAAATTTCTCCTAAATTTCATACTCCGGGTATGCTGCTTCCCAAACATCCCTATGGTAGGTATTTACCTCTCCATAATTTGCATCAAAAATCTTTTTCACGCCATATCCAAGTTCAATGCTCTTTTCTTTGAGTTTTCGCCAATTAAATGTTTTCCAGTCCACACCGTTCATTGCTGCAACACGCTTAATAGAATACCAGTCTTTGCTATAGTCAAGTTCCTGCTGCAGCTTTTCATTCTCCTGTTCTGCAATCTGCCTACGCTCTACTTCATCCGCATATGCCCGAAGTGCCGATGGAAAATCTTTCGGGACCTGTCCCCTCTCCATCTCGTTAAAACGCTTTACATATTTTGCTGTGAATAGGACGCCTTTTTCTCCTGTGAACTTATTGGCAAGGAAATCACAACCTAAACGAGTTACATTATAACATTTTCTTGGCTTTCCTTGTGCATCTTGGTACGTGCTTTCTTTAAAATAATCCGCCACACCCAAATGGGCTTCGCTCAAAATAGGAATAATTCCTTTACGTGTTCCGTCTCCTTCCAATTTACGAAGCAACTTAGAGTGTTCTGTTTCCATCATTTCTGCAATTTCAAGTGTTGTTATCGTGTTCGTATTGTTTTCAAATCCAATTTCATCTTTAGTCATAAGAGCTGTGTATGCCATATTTTCTATCTCCTAAATTTCCGAGCCTTACATTTCGCAAGGCTCAACCTTTAAATTCACGTGCGTTAGGAACATACCCTAACAGGAGTCGCACGCTATATATTTAGTAAGATTGTAATTTCCCGTGACGAAATACTGGAATAGCCCCAAATTTTCGGGGCTAAGCGGACAGGTAAGTTATATCTGCAAATTGTTCTATTCTATTTTTGCAATCCCTATAAATATCCTTGTAGTGCATACCCATTGACATATCAATTCTAATAGTCTGCAAAATAATGCTTTCCACAAGGGTTAGATTATTGAGATCTGAAACTGTGATATTGTCGCGATTTCCACCAATTACTGATTTTGCCAACTTGGTATATGTCACATACAGTTTATCTGAATGCGTACTTCCTTGTTCTTTGGCATAGTCTACAAGAAGTTTAATCACATCAGTTTCTTTCAGCCGATTTTCTTTATTAGCAATTCTTGTTTCGCCCCATAGTTTCGATTGCTTTTCAAGAATAAATCTGCGCATTGCATAAAACTGTCGAACCAACTCTTTCTTAAACTTCACAACTATTTTTGAATTTCTCAAAAGAGTTATAACAAATGTTGCTTGTTCCTCATTCAAATAATAAACTCTTTCAGGCTGCCCCCTTTTCCCCGATTTTAAATCGGAGAAATCAATATTGCCAAAGTCTAAAATATCTTTCTCATATTTTCTGATAATAGCAACAACAGATTCATGTTGGTTATTTGTTCCATCTGCAATCACTTTGCTGTTTGTAAAAACATCGTTTCCTTTGAGTTCCACCAATTCATACATACTCTTTTCCACCTTTCTTTCGCTACTGTCATTTGACAGGCAGGTTTAAATTTCATTTTTTTATTTTTCTTATGCAGTTTGAAATAAATAAAAAGACCACCAAAGACTGAATTTCTTCAATCTCTGGCGGTCACGAATCCGCACCTATTCCTCATAGGCTTGCAGGACATCCTAATTCTTTAGGTCTTACCTGCGTGATTTTTAATTATTTTGTATTCTATACCATATGCCAAAATCTGTCAATCAAATTCCAACCTCTGCTGCATATTGGCATCGTCAATCTGTTCCTGCAAAAAATACGGCGTCTGATAGGCATTTATCACTTCCACTGCCTTGTCGCACTGGTTACGCTTGATGCTCTTGTAAGACCGAACACCAAAGTTGTATTTCAGATTGGCATACAGATTGTTGTAAACCTTTTGGCGCAATCCACGGTTGCTGTATGCGCTTGACTGTTTGCCGCCCATGATTGAAACTCCTTTCTTTCTGACAGCTTCCGTAATGCGGTCGGCTTCCACCGGAAGTATCGGCAAGTCCATCTTAAGACTTTCCAAATCCGCCTTGATTTCGTCGACCTCTGCTTTAAGCTCCGTGTGCCCCTGTGCAAGCAATGCAATCTTCCCGTCCGTGGTCTGCGGCATCGTATATGTACCAGTCTTGCGAATGGATGGGAGAACTTCGGATGTTACCCATTTCTTGAACTTCTTCGCACTTTCCAGTTTGCTACCAAAGATAAGTGAGTAAAGACCGCTTTCATTTATAACGGTTATATCCCTATTCTGACCCTGACTCACCATTTTGGTGAGTCGCTTATCCTCTTCGTCTACATGACGGTTAATATCTCTACTACCGTTTTGGTACCCCAGAATATCCGCTACGTCTTTTCCCACAAACCACGGCTCATTGTCAATAACTACTGTTCTAATATCTCCAAACTCTGGATTGTTAAAAATCTGAATATTGTTCATCAGCAAATCCCCCATTTCTGCTTAAATGAAATAATTGTGTTCAAAATGAAATGCAAAAATTTTTCGTCCTGTATGCTCTTGATTTCCGTTATCAGCTGTTCTTTCATCTCGCACCGCCTTTCTTGTCGGATGCAAGGTTACTTGTAAAAATCCAGACACATCTTAAAAAGTGTTCGCTGAGTACATTCAGATTTTTGGTAATTTCTTCAATATACAGTTCTCTCATAGATTTTTCCTGCCTTTCGTTTGCTGTTTGACAACCATTCCAAAAAGCGGTATAATCCATGTATCAACCGCTTTTGGTGGCTGTGTTGAATAAAGCGTTTAACTTGTCTAGGGTTGGAACGCTTTATTTTTTGTTGATTTCTTCTTTCACTTTTCTAATCCCCATGTTGATAACATCCGTTCTGCTTGTTTTTAACTTATCCGCACAATATTGCAAATCCTCTGCTTCTGCTTTTGTAAGTCTCAAATCAAGCCTAACATTTTTAGGATTATCAGTAAGTTTCTGTCCTTTTTTTAATGGAGACACATAATCACTTCCTCTCTTTTTGATTGCACGTGCAATCTTTATGCCTTAATAATATATGTACGTGCAAAGAAAGTCAATACTATTTTGAAATATTTTTCAAAAAAAGAAGCTCATCACTGCGCTCCCTCTTTTATACCCGCTTTGACTTATTATTCTATTTGTCTGCTCTTCCAGTAAAATATACTTCTGCATGATCGTATTTCCCATAGCAATCAAGCTGATCTGAAATAGTTTTCCCTGGTTTAATCTCACTGTCTGAATCTGTAATATATGTGCTGTTGTAATTTACCACATTATTACTACTGTCAAAAAATATTGCATACGCGCTTACAAAAAGTGCCGGACTTGTGCTGTTATTGGTCACGGATACAGTAACGTTTTCATCATTAAATGTCTGTTCAACGGATAAATCATTTACAACCGGTTTATAATATGGGTTTTCGTCATAATCTAATGTGTAATCCACCTTGTCAATTCCGGACACACTATCAAAATAGAAAACGCCAATAGATGTTTCCCCTGCTCCCAATACATCAATGCTCATGTCGGCGGCTCCTATTGAATTCCCACTTGAATCTTTGGCTATAGCGTTCCCAGAAATTGCGACATTCGTGTTTGAATTATTTGTTACAATCAAAAAATCTAATGTGTCTCCTATTGTGTTTTCGTACAGATACTCTTTTACCAAAAAATCAGAATCAGAAACTTCTTCTCTTGTCGCTTCCTTGTTATCTACCGTACTAATAGAAGAAACTTTTTTATTTTGCTCGGTAGAATCAGCAACTGCATCGTTGTTTTCTCCGTTTCCGCCAAATGTGGCAATCAACAGGATTATAACTATAACCACCGCAACAAACCACTTTGTTGCCCCACCCTGCTTTTTTTTGCAATTAGGGCAAATTTTTGCTTTAGCTGGAATCTCCGTCTGACAGTATTTGCATAATTTTGTTTCACTTTTTTCATTCATAGCTTTTCCTCCCACCACTTGTAATAAAATGATTCTACCACAAGCGGCGGTATTTGTCACTAGAAACTATATGCTTCTCTGCCCGTTCTATTAAAATATTCTCTTGCGTATTTTCTAGCACTTCTTCCTATCTGGTCTTGTGTCACACCAAATTCTTTTTCGAGGATTCCTTGCAATAACTGATTTTGCTGTTTAAGTAACGCAATTTCCTGCTGTGACGTACTGTATACAGCATCACGAATACCTGTGATCTCCTGCCCCCCAGCAACTGCTGTCTTTCCTCCAACTGTTCCAAGGATTTCCGGTACGCCGTTTTCTCCTGCCATAAACATGCTGTACTGTTTTGGAAAACCTCCTGCGGCGAACGTTGGGATTTTTCCAAGGTTAATATTGCCAGCTTGAATTATTTCTTTTCCACCAATATTTACAGAATCCCATGAAAAAGACAGTTTTGAATTAAGCCACGTTGCAAAATTATTCCATACCTGCTTAATTCCTGCAACAGCATTATCAAATGCCTGCTTCAATCCGTCAGAAATGCCACTGAATGTCCATTTGTCTTTCGTAAAATACGGTGCGACATGATTTGTCCACCAAGAACCAATTCCAGATGTACTCCACCAGTTACTAAATTCGTCCCATTTTTCAGAAAGACCTTTTTTCATTCCGTCTCCCTGTTCATCCCATTTTTCTTTTGTAAACCAAGGTTTCACATGATTTTCCCACCAGTTATATATTCCTGTCTTTTGCCACCAATCGGAAAATTCATCCCATTTAGCAGATAATCCCTCTTTTATTCCATTTCCTACTTCCATCCACTTTTCTTTTGTGAACCACGGGAAAATATTCTCCTGAATGTAAGTTAAGGCTTCATTCCACTTTTCTTCTATTTTACCTTTTATTTCTCCTATTTCTGTCTGTATTGAAAGCTTTTTTTCTCCCCAATATTCTTTTACATCTTCCCACCATGAAGAAACATCCTCTAAAGTTGTTGTTAATTTATTGCGAACGGGTAGTTCTACATTCAATCCCCACCATTCTTTGACATTGTCTTTGAACTCGGAAATCTTCTCTTGTAAATTTGGAAGGACGACATCTGCTCGTAAATCTACATCATCTAATCCGTTTATATTCTTCCATTCATCTATCCACGCCTTTAGATCAAAGCTGTCAGGTACATTTAATTTATTAGGCATATTATCATTGAACTCATTTAGTGCTTTTTGGAAATCATCTAATGATTTGTAATCTTCCTTTTTAGGCAGATTTTTGACAAATTCATCAACATTCATTCCATTTCCAATGCCTAATTTGTCCATCACAGTATCATGGCTCAAAACTCCACCGCCATATGCATTAATCCATTCAAATGGATTAAGAAGTTGTTTAAAACTTTCCTGAAGATATTGCAGAAAACCGCCTTTTTCATACGCTTTTTTTAAATTATTAACATCTTTTTTTATGCTATCTTTTCCAACCGTAAAAGATAACGTTGCCACTACTACAGCAAGTGAAATAGGAATTGCATAAGAGAGCAATGATTTTACCGCCGTTGAACCAAAAGCGGCTGTGAATTTCGCTCCTATTAATTTTCCAATAGTCTCCTTGAGAAGTTTCCCTGTTAACAGTTTGCCTGCAAGTTTCAGAGCAAATGCTCCAAGAAGAATTTCAACTGTCTCAATATCAATGTTTGAAAGAAAATCTTTTACGCCTTTCCAAACATCAGACCACTTGATATTTTCTATCATGGTCTTAATCGTCTTGTAAACTCCCTGTACCCAAACATTTATATCTTCTGCAAGTGCCTTAAAATCAAATGTCTGGAAGAATTTATTTATTCCCTCTGCCAGTGATTTTCCAAGGTTTGACCAGTCAAATGTCTGGCCAAAGGAAAGTGTGGCATAAATCGCCGTATTCAGTGCCCCGGCAATCGTTTTTCCTACATTTCCAAACAGTCTCGGATTGATAAGACCATTAAGGAAATCTGCCAAGCCTTTGCCGAAATTTCTTGCCTTGGAATAAATCTTATCCCAGTTGATAGACTCCATAGCTTTTGATAAGGCATCACTGATGTATTTTCCAAGTTGTTTCAGATTTTTAATATCACTTTCGTAATTCTTGAAAATGGTATCAGTCTTGACAAGTTTACCGCCACTGGCACCGCCTGATGCGCCACCGCCGCCGGAACCGCCCGAACCTTTTTTGCCAGAACCATCATTTGTGGTAATCAGTTTCAATTCATCAAACTGACGGACACCCTTATTCATCTTGTCAATGTTCTTTGCCGCCTGTCCGGTACTGTCCGCAACATCATCTGCGCTTTCTGCCGCATCTGAAAAACTATCCGCAAGACCTGCACCGGAATCCTCATATTTCCATCCGAAGATTGCGCCTAAAGCGTTTGTAACCTTTGTAACAAAGCTGATAACAACCAGTAAAACGGAATTGAGTGCTTTTACGAATGGTTTGAAAGCATTGATTAATGCCCCACCAATAACACTGCCAAGCTGTTCGAACGACTGTTTTAAAATTCTGATCTGGTTCGCCCACGAATCAGCAGTACGCGCAAAGTCTCCCTGTGCTGTCTGCGTATTGGCAAGGACGTACTGATACCGGAGCATTGTCTTTTCAGCCTGTGACATAGACTCGATATCAGAATCTAATCCCTGTTTCATCGCCCACTCTTTAAGGGTTGCCTGTGTAAGATCAAGACCGTAATCTCTTAATGGACGTGTCTGTCCGGTAAATATTGCAGCTAAATCCTGCGACACAACATCCTGATCTATGTTATACAGAGATGCCATATCAGCAGTTAATTTTGTTAAATTCAAAGACACATCAGCCATGGAATCAGACAAACCAATATAGCCATCTGTCTGCTTATTCAAAAACTCATTAGCTTTCTTTATCAAACTACTGTCAATTCCCATGGCTGTTCCCATTGCTTGGAATCGGCTTGCCGTCTGTTTCAATGTCAGTTCTGACATACCGAACTGACGTATAGAGTCCTGTGCAAAGTCATTGACTTTTTTTGACATGTCACCAAAAGTAACATCAACAACGTTCTGAACCTCTGTTAATGCGGATGATATGTCGATTGCATTTTTTATTCCTCTTATCGCTCCGTACAGACCAAGATAAATCCCCATAGAGGACAAAATCTGTCTTGTGAATGACTTGAGTCCGATCAATGCTTTTCCTGTGGATGTCTTAAATCCAAGGAAAGAACCGGAAAGATTACTGATGCTGTTATTTAATCCAGTAATCGCACCGCCAGATCTGTTTGAAAGATTTCCAAGTGCCTGTGTCATTTGTAAAATATTTGCGCTTACATTTGGTGCTTTTGAGAGTGTCTCAAACAGATATTTAAGGTTGTCAGCAAGCAAAGGTATATTTGTTACTGCACGTCCGCTTGCAACGCTTCCAAGCCTTGATATGGCTGTTACAAGGTTGCTCATATTGGTCATATCAAAATTCAATGCACCTATCTTGTTCATCTGGCGTACAAAGTTTTGTAACTGCGCAGATAAAGCCGGCAGATTCTTTGTCGCCTGTGTAGATGCCTTGCCACCAATTTTTGACAGTGCCGACACCATGCTTGTGAGTCCGCTTGTATCAACAGCTTTAACACTTGCTATTCCAGATGCAAGATCTCTCACAGCAGAAGATATTCCGTGGATAGAATTTGCATCAACACCAGAAAATTTATTGAGTGCCCGCACCATTGATGTGATTTCCGAAGATTTACCACCTTTGAATCCGGTAGCCGCATCGGAAATGCTTCTGATTCCGCTTGCAATATTTGAAAGTTTTGCAGTGTCAAACGATATGCTTTCCCGGAGCCTATTCATGCTGTTTACAAGGCTTTCTATGGAATTACTTGCTTTTGCAGAGTCAGCTTTGATTTTTATTTGTAATTCATCAATGTCTGCCATATATGCACCAACTTTCTATGCAAAATAAAAAGACGGTAGGCTGTGACACCTTACCGTCCTTGATCTACTCTTTTAATTTTTCTCTTGTAACCGGTCCGCATTTCTTATCTACTGTAATTCCGACTTTTTTCTGGAATGTTCCAATACCGGTCGCCGTATCATTTCCAAGAATACCGTCCACATTACTGTTTCCCTTTTTATCTTTTTCATCCAGGCATCCGTGATAAATAAGCTCCGTCTGAAGCCATCTCACATCATCCCCTCTCATGCAAGGGAATTTTTTCTTTAAAATCCTTGCAGGTTCCGGGTATGGGTTTAAATGATCTTTTACATTTTTTCTAGGGTTTCCGCTTGTCACAATCGCTGTATGACCTTTTGTTTTTGTGACAAGAACATCTCCATTGTAAAGAACCATTCCTGCCGCATAACCTCCAATGTCATCAAACATGCCACTAGAAAGAAGTACAGATTTTTCATTTGCTGTGGTGAAATTTCCAACATCTTTTCCAGTTGCATGAATAATGCATGCACGTACCGTTGTGCCGCAATCTGCTTCTGTTTTTACTTTTGAATTAATACCATATTTGACAATTCCAAGCCGGTGTCCCTGACAGTAGCCAATATTATCATTATTGCACGCTGTAATCATTGATTCTGCCAGTTTATCCGCCATATCTTTTGTTTTTGGTCTTAACACATACCATCCTTTTTTATGAACATAAAAGTTTTGCATACTTACTTCTGTTCCGGTCTGATCTCCCGGTCTCCCACCGGTCAATTTCCCATTTTCATCATGTCTTGCAGATCCAATTCTCATATTTATACCTCCAAGTTCTTTTCTGGTTTTGGGTGGCTCAACTCATAGTTTGACTGCATGACTTTAAGTTTTGCCACAAATAGCTCTCTCTGTTTCTTTATTTCTTCTTCCGTCATTTCTGAATCATCTTTCCCTTGTTGCTCATTGATTGGTTTTTTAATATACTTTGATTTTGCTTTTCGTCCGGCAAGGCAATGTTCTACTGCCACCGATACCGCAGACAATCCGTATGTTCCAAACCACATCCACATCTCATTGTCTCTTTGCTTTTTATCTAAGTTGTAAGCATCCGCATAAGGCTGTAAATCAGCCGGGCAGGACGTGTCTATGTCACGCACGGTAAATCCATACCCTTTTGTAACTAAAAGCCAGAATGGGCGGATTTCCGCACAATATGTTCCCCATGTAAGTTCTCTCTGTTCTTCTACTTTTTCCTCGGAGTTTTCTTCTCCGCTTCTTTCTGATCTGCTTTGAGCAGTTTTGATAAAAAACCGTTTTCAAGCAGCTCCGCTAAAAGTGCATTGTAAAGTACCTGAACATCTGCATCTTCTCCGTCAAAGTAATCATCCAGCATGGCATATACTTTTCCAAGCTGCTGTTCCTTTTCTCCCTCGTTTTCCGAATCATATCCAAACTCTTCTTTATGGAACTTCTGTGCTCCAACAAGAATTAACTCCGGCAGGAATAAAAGAATTTTATCAATTGCTTCAATATCTGTAATCTGGTCTAATTCTGCTACCTTTTTGATAATCCCGCTTTTGACGGTTGCCTCATATCCAAACTTGATCTGTAATTCTTTCTCGCCAAATTTTAATTTTGTCATTTTCTTTCCCTTTCTCCCTCTCATATAGGGAAATGGCAGTCCGAAGACCGCCCTGTTCTTTTAAATTGTTTCTTCAAGCTCTGGCTCGGTTGTCTGGTTATCGTCAGCCGATCCAACCGAACTATTCGACTGACGTGTTATTCCCCCGGTGTAAAAGCTACAGCGGTGTCCATGCCCTTGTATTCTTCAATGGTAAGATTCATTTCAACCGTCAAAAGTTCGTTCTGACCAATCTCCGGCTGTGGAATCTGCTCTGGCGGCTGAGCCACAACAAAAAACGCGTCGGTAAATCCCGGGATAATAGTTTCAAACCACATTCTTTTCCCGCCGGAAAGCGCCTTATACGCCGTGATAAGTGCTTCCCACTCTTCCTTTGTGGCATCCGTAAGGTTTACCGTGATAGGGAAAGAGCCACCGGTATCTGCGCGACCCTTTACATATCTGGTAATAGCATCTTCTAATGCAGATGCGTCAATCTGTTCCGGCTCAATGTTAATACCGCCGATTGCGTTAATTCTTGTAAGCTGTTTAAACGATGTAGGCTTTGTTCCGGCTGTCGCTTCTGTGCCATAGCCAAACGTAATTCCTAACGTAGACAATCCTGCTTCTGCCATTTTTACCTCTCTTTCTACCGCCAAATAATGCGGTTATCGGGCGCATCTTTTTGCACCCGGTGCATAAAAAATAGAGCCTTTCGGCTCTTTTACATCAATCTGTCGTTGGCTCCGATTATCCGCCGGAACCTTGCAACGCTTCTAAATTTTTTTTCACTGTCATTTTTAAACTCCGGCATTGCTGTAATTTGAAATCGCATCTGTTTAAAGGCATCAGCTAAAATAGCCATAATCCCTTTTGCATCGCTCTGCTTTGTGTTTGTAATGACGTCAACCTGTATTGTTTCCTGCACCGCATTTACGGATGTGCCCTCTAAATCTGCCCCACGTTCAAGCCCCGGCATCTCATGGATGTAAATAGTCGGGAAAACAGGGTCTTTATCAAGGTTCTTTTCAACCGTTGTAAATGCAGTGTCAAAATTCATGCTTTTGTATTTTTTCTTGAGTTTTGGTTTGGCTATCGTTGCAACATTGGAGAAAATGTTTGTTTCAAGATCATATACCCACTGGTTGTCTGCCATTATCCAAACACCTCCTTCGCTGTCTGTGTAACAATCTGCCGCAACTCATTCGCGGTCAGATACATGAATGGTCGGCTTGGCATTCCCTCTGTAAACCACCAATCGCCATTGTCGTCCTGATAAAACCATCCATATCTTCCATCTGAAATCTGATGTATAGTTTTTCCACTTGCGTACTGCCACGAAACACCCTCCGGCAGTTTCCCATGATAAGGACTTTGCTGTCCCACAATTCCGGTTCCAAACTCAACAAATGCGGCATGGTCTGTACCGGCTATTACCACCCATATCCCTCCGCCCTTAGTGCTCCCTTCATATTCCGCATGAATACTGGAAATCAGTTCCGATGTGAATATTGCGTCAAGGTCAGCAATTTGCACTCTGGCAATCTCTACGCCCTTTTCCGCGAGTTTTTCTGCCAATAGCTGACACTTATATGTCAAGCTGTTTTGATAGGCTCTAAGCTCTCGTATGGCGTTCTGAACAGACTTTTCAGACAGGCTCATTGTGATTACTTTCTTTCCCATTCAGCACCTACTTCACATTTTTTTGCAATAAGAACAAATCAACCGTCAATCCCTCGTCTGCGACACCTTTTACGATGTAATCAGCCGAATTTTCGTCAACGATTGTATTCTCTTCATCTTTGTACCTTACATCTGACCGTTTCCATACCAAAGAGCCGACGCTCAATGGAAGCTTTCCTTTGTCTTCTACGATCTGAACAAAATTTGTAGAGTTATCTACGCCAAATTCTTTTATAAGTGCTTCGCTCAACTTATTGCTGATCGAAGAATAAAAAACCACAGGCTTTTCATAACCTGTGGTATACTCTCCGGTTGTCTTCGGTATCTTGTTCCCGTCATCATCAAGGTAATAAATTACATTACCATCAGAATCCGTGTACGAAGAATATTCGATGTTACCATCATCATCCGTCACATATACCGGCACCTTGCCGCTTTGCTGCGAATAACTCATTTTTTGCTTATTGATCTCAAGCATTTCACTTCACATCCTTGCCGAACCGTTTCCACAGCTCAGAAAGCTTTTCCCATCCATACATTGCGACAAACGCAACAATAAATCCTGCAATAATAGCTGCCAAGATCATATACCATAAAATTGATGTCTGGATGTACTGCATGTATGCCACAAACGCAGCGACCGTGATTCCGATAGAAAGAACAAATACCAAAATGTCCGTTGGAATCTTAGAAAATACGCCTACACCTTTGATTACCTGTGTTACCACAGACACAACAAATGCCAGCGCACCAATGATTGCCAGAATAATTGTCATATTTGCAATTACAGACTGTATAATATCCATGATTAAACCTCCTTTTCATCATTAAGACGGGTTTCTATCCCGTCAATTCTGTGATGCGCCGATTTCACACTTTCTTCAACCTTTATAATTCTGTTGTCGTGAGAATTTATTTCTTTTCTCATCTCCGAAACTTCATTCTTGATCTCGGTTGTGTTGTTTGAAATGGCATCCAACTTCATGTTAATGCGTGTGTTCTCCCGCACGCGCTCTTCAAGATCCGTGTTGTCTGTCCTTTTGTTGCTCTTCAAGCCCATAAAGACGGAAAAACCAAGCGACAGCACGCTTATAATGATTGCTGTTGATATCTCAATCGTCAAATCATATACCGCCTTTCATTTTTTATGGCACACCGCCCACCACCGCTCAATGTGTGCCGCCTGCTACGTTTTGCCAACATCGGCAAAACGTAACGCACAATCTTCTAACCAGATAGAATCCCATACAGTTATAATGCTTTTACAAACGGAAATACTCCCACAAACAAGCTTTCCCTGTCTTTCCAGCTACGGCTTACGCCGTTTTCTGAATAACTTGCCATATAGGCTTCTCCTGCCTGTGAATGGTCGTACACGGATAAATTGACGATTACATCCTCAAACTGTTTCAAATCCTCGGATATTTTTTCATCCGTGTAGCTTTCCGGGTAATTCCGCTTGCTTACCAATTCATTTCTTGCCTGCTTGATAAGCTGTTCAATGTAAGGATTATCTTCTTTCTGGTCGAACACGACAACATCAGAAGTAACACCATCTTCATCCGTAACGGTTTCAATATGAAATTGTTTCAGTCTGATTTTGACCTGCTCTAATGTTGTATATTCGTCCATTCTTCCCTACCTATAATCCGAACTGCTCGATCAAAATGCGTTTCAGTTCCGCTCCACTGATTTCTTCTGCACCATCGATCCCATGTTCAGCGGCAAGTGCCTGTAAATCAGCAGTGCTCATTCTGTTAATCTCTGTCTTGGTGTACTCGCCAGAAGATTTCTCTCCCGGAACAATGTCCGGGATTTCATCTCCTGCTTTATACCATCTTCCATTGCGCTTTACTGTATATTCAGCAATCATACCGCACCTCCTACGCAACTTTCATGACAACAACGCTGTCCATGCCCTCAAAAGTAGGCAATCCGATCATTGACACAATGCAATGCGTGTTGATCGGATGATTTGTTGCGTATGTATATACCGAAATGCCGGTTTCTACAATAGAAAGGTTTCCGTCTGTTAAACTTCCGCTTCTCTCTTCCGGTGTCTTTCCAAAGACATAATCTCCAAGGTACACGCCGGATGCCTGCGCTGAAATAACTCCTGTAGGAATAAAATATTTGGTAGCACCGTCTGCAGGGTCGATGTAAAGTTTGTCGTAAACTTCAATCTCGATGCCGTATCCTCTAAGATACTCTGTAACCTGCCCCTGCTGTAAGCGAATACCGCCATTGTAAGCAGTAATTCCAAGCACCTGTTTCTTTGTGTCCTCCGCCTTAAGGACCATTTCCCATGTTTCTGTATTCATGCTAAAGCGTGCAAGGGAATATCCTGTTTTCTTTGCAAACTCACGTTTAATCTCGATAAGGTCGTCAAGTGGCGTTGCTGTTTCGGATGCAGACCATTTATCGGTATCGCTTCCGGAGATATCCTTGTAATGGTCTCTCTTGTGCGCCACTCCATTGTCCGAAGTATAATCCACATAGTAGCTTTTTCCGCCAATTGTTACCTGTACTCTTGGAATACCATCAGATGGTGCTAATAACTGCCAAATCTGGCGTTCCGGCACTACTCTTGCTCCTTCAATAAGCATCATCGGTTTTTTGCTGATTTCTCTAAGCACCTGGTTTGCCATGTTGGAATTTTCTGCCGACTGGTAATTTGCATACTCCTGCTCTTCACGCTCTGTTACCATGTAAGATTCACGGTAGAACGGCATCTCGTTCTGAATATCCGAAAATCCACCGACATCTCTTAACTCTGCCTGCGCATCAAAATTGGATGCCTTTAAGGATACCGGAAGACCGTTTTTCCCTTTGATAAATCTAAGTTCAAGGCTGTCCTGTTTTCTGGTTCCAAATTTCTGTCTACCTAAGTAAGGTGCAGAACCAAGCGTTTTTTCATAATTATTCCACATAACCCCAAGACTTCTTGCGGTAAATGCTTCTGCTAATGGTAATGCCATTCTCTAATACCTCCATTTTTTAATCAAAAAAAGTAACACGCGGTGTTGCTGCTTTTGCAGTTGCTTCCACGGTCACTCCGTTCGCTGTTACCTTTGCGCTGTCAATAGAACCCTGATATACATAAGTTCCAGGCGCATCTCCCATTGTTACGTCAACATCTTCCAGAAGATACCCTTTGCAAGATTCGTCATTGCTTGGGAACGGTGTCCCTGCCTTTGCAATCTTCTTTCCGTTTGCATCGGCACTTGACACCATTGTCTGCGGAACGATACACGCCGCACCCTCATAAGGAAAGAATTTTAAAATTCCTTTACTCTGTGTAAAGTCTCTTTCAATCGGTTTTCCCATAATTTACCTCCTATAAAACATAATGGTCTTTGGCTTCTGCACTTTCTGCAGGTTTGCCAAAACTGATTTTTTCTGCGTTCTCTACGTCCGCAGTTTTTTTATTTTCTCCACCTGCAGTACCGCCGCCCGGATTTTCAGAATTATTTGCAATCTCCTGTTCCTTTGCCTGCGCTGCCGCGGTTTCCTTTTCGGCTGTAATCTTTCCAAGAGCGTCATAATCAAGGCTTCCATTATCCTTGACAACGGATTTTGCCTGCTCTGCATTGATTTTTAACTTTTCCATCAATGCTTCGCGCTGGTCTCTAATGGCGTTTTTCTTCTGCATATCTGCAATCTGCTGATTTGCTGTCTCTAACGCCTTGTTTGCTTTTTCAAGTTCCGTGAGGTTTCCTGCTTCCATTTCATCCAGCTTTTTCTGCAACTCATCTGCGCTGTCTGCCTTTGCCTTAAGCTCTGCTGCTTTTGCCTGTTCTCTCTGTACGGCACTGCCGTAATCAGCAATGATTTTCTCAACATTTTCCTCACTGATACCCATTGCAATTAACTCTTCTCTTTTCATTGATTACCTCCGATATGTCTTTACGAATTTTTGCGGTGCAACGACACCGAATGACACTGTTGATTTTTACGCTCACAACTTTGCGAATTTTTATAAAATAAAAACAGCCACCGATTACTCGGTAGCTGTCTTATTTTGCTGTTTATTTAATTGGTTTACAATTTCCTGTGCTTTTTGTTCCTGCTCTTCTGCATCATCAATGGTTTTCCACAACGCATCTATATATGGCTTAGACAAGAGGAATGTCTTTTCAGCATCTCCCCAAAGCCCCACCGTTTTAATGGCAATAAGAGGATGTATGCCGCACTCTAAAAGCTGATATAGTGTTTGCGACTTTGTATACATATTGTCTTGCGGGCTATGATTGATTTGCACATCAAAATCCCTCATTGACAATTTCAAATCCTTGTCCTTAACGCGTATTACATTTAAGACAACTTTTGCAAGTCTCTTCTCTGCCGATTTCACAATTGGGTCTTTTAATTTTGCTCTTGTCTTTGAAAAATCCCATCCAGCCCTTAATGATACTGCTCCTTGTGTATCTCCTCCAGAGTTTTGGGACTCTCTGTTTGGTATTGCTAATATTGCCAAGGCATTGTCCCACAAATCATCTTTTGCCACCTGACACTGGCTCTGATTTAGTTCCTGCGTCATAATCTCAACATCGGCTTTGTTATCCTTGTTATTGGACTTTACCGTCAAAGCATGGCTCATTTTCATCTCTTCAAACGTTTTTGGGTCGATTTCACAGTTCACAAACTTAACCCAGTACTGAACAAACTGCTCAATTCCATCCATTCTGTTTGACTGCATATTGTTTATGGCATCCAAAATACCTATGACAAGCTCAATATCAGAAATTCTCTCATGATTATTTGGAAACTCAACAATAGGTATACTTCCAAATGCGTGCAATTTCCATTCAGAACCTACTCCATTTTGAATTTTGCATGAATAATTGTCTGTATAGCACAGTTTGTACCATCTTCCATCTTCGTCCTTAAGCTCCTGTACGGCAATCACCGGTTCTTCCGTACTCCGATTATAAATAACACAAGTATTCATCGGAGTAGGGGCAACAATCTGAAATGGTATTTCTCCATTTGAAAATCTCACAGCCTTAAAAGATGTTCCAGTTGCTGACTGCCACTCTCCTGCTTTAATGTCTTTTTCCTGTTTATTCGCATCCACAAGATAGTCATTCAGCGCATCCACTGCCCGATTAATTTCATCATCATCTTTTCGACTGATAAACTGTATTGGCTCGCCATATGTCTGTCCTACTTTGAACTGAACAATCTCATACGCATGATTTTCTACTATTTTGTTTGTAATATCAGCATTTTGCACCTTTACACGGTATAAAACAGGCTGGTCACCTTTGTAATATCGCCAAAGATATTCTATGATGGTTTTGTTGTAATAAAAATTTCCGATGCAGTCTCCCACCACATTGACAATATTATCTTCTGTGATGGTTTCAACATCTGTATATAAAATTTTTCTACCATAACAGCCTTTAACAAGGTCTTGGAGAGATTTGTCATTTCTCATTTTTTTCTCCTAAATAAACGTCATCCCACTGGATGTTGACCGGATTGGAAGAGATTTTAATTCCGTCTTCTCATTCTCCGGATAAAATACCACTTTTTTGTGACATTTCCTACATTCCACAGAAATGTTCATTGTTGAACGCCCATCGTGCGTGGCAACTTTTCTTCCACACCGCGGGCAATATATTTTTTTTGGTGTATATCCCATAAAATCCTCTTTTCTTTGCAAAAGAAAAAGCACCGGAGATTTCTCTACGATGCTTTTATAAATTGGGGGAGGTGAAGTATTCAACTTTTGTTGCTTTCTTCGATTATAACTATATCAGAAAAAAAACGGACATATCGGACAACTTTACTCTTTCATAAATCTATCGAACGCTTTTCTAACGCTGTCTTCTGTGTTATTGCCTCCTATTTGGTCGGCAACCTTATTCCAAGATTGATTTTCTAAAAATCTAAGGTTAATTATTCTTCTAATTCTGCTATCTTTTATATTTGCAATAAACTCTTCTACTTCATTTGTTTTTTCAAGAAGTTCGTTTTCCAAAATTTCGAGGGTGGTTTTTCTGGAATATAACAAGGTTTTTTTGTGCCTATATTCTGGCAATGGTATTCCTTCTATTTTAAAATGTTGGTTTCCACCATTTCCGCCAGAAACGCTATCAATAACCGTTCCTTCCTGCTCAATTTTTTCTATGTATTTTTCAAGCTTTTCAATTTTATTCCTTACTTCTTTTACTTCTTCTCTTAAATCTAAGTATTGATTTAAAATATCTTTGTTTACCATATCAATACCTCCTAAACGGATTTACTGCCGCTTCTACTTTGGCTACGTTATTTCCATTTGTCACTCTAAGCGCAAAGTTTGAAAATACATCCGGCACATCATCCAACTGCTTTTTACCGGACACTGAATATCTCTTGAGAAGAGACATCATTACTCCATATGGCTCATTTTGCTTATATAATGATTGGTCTTTAAATATAACGTGCTGTAATATCCAGTTAGAGCACTGGAAAATCCTTGCTTCCTTGTTTGTCTCCGTCGGTGTGTCAGTAATGTTACATATCCATCCTTTTTTTTCGACACGCTTGTTTACTTCCATTGCGACACGGTCTCCGCCGGCGTTTCTCTCAAATTCACATTCCTGCACTTTGTTGTTTGTCAAAACATTTGCTGCATTTTCATACTGCATCTCATAATCTGCCGTGTTATCGCAAACACAATCTACACAGTAGTAATCCTCTCCGTATTTTTGCAATACCGGCAAAACAAAGTAATCCGTTCCTTTTCCCTTTGTATCGCATTGACCGGTTACAATTTCTGGCTTTCCATGCGGCAAATTAAGATACCGGCGTATTTTATCTTCCGGAAACAGCAATCCCTCTCGCTCAATCGGCTCCTGTTTGTAGAGACAGCGATATGATATGTCGTCCATCAATAATTGCTGGTCTTCAAAAAATTCTTTCGTAAACCCAGAAAATTCATAGTCAAAGTTGCTTTCTCCTGTAACTGGGTCTACATCCGGTACCGCAATAACCTTTACTCTCGGATTTCCCTCGTACATATTTTGGATGCGCCCTATGACGTCGTGTACGCTCCATCTTGTGGCAATATGTATTTCCTTGCAGTTCTTGCCGTCCGTGTCCTGTATCTTTCTCTGGCGGGCATCTACGGCATATTTATCCCACAATTTATCAAGGATAATGGGATTCATTGCTTCTTCGATACCGCCTATCATATCGTCAACCAGTAAAAACTTAGAAGCCCTTACTTTACCTGCATTCTTACTACCAACAGACGTACATTGTACGGATGGAAACGATTTGTACTTCCCGACATTAAACTGCTCCATCTTTGCATTTGTGCTTGTCACTGAAAGATCCGGGAAAATTTCATTCCATGTATATTCTTCCGTATTTGTAACAATATCGTACACACCGTCATAGTACATTCTGGTGATATCTCCACTGTGCGAATAAAAAAGACTGAAATCTCTAGGGAACCATCCGGCAACAAGCGCGTGAAACATTTTTTCAACCGTTGTTTTACCCGCACCTGGAACAAGGGATACGCACAGGATGTCATATCTATCATCAATCATGCCTTGCAGCGCATCTATGAGTCCGATTTTTAAGAATTGCTTTCTTCTTGGCATGTAAAACCGCTCTTTAGGCTCTCTCTTCTTCTCCAAATACTGGAAAGCACTATCCACAACTTTGTTTTGCGCTTCTAAAAGCAAAATTCCGTAGTATTTGTCCAGAATTTCATAAGATACCTTGTTTTGGAATGAATATTTCTCTAAATCCCATGGTGTGCCACCTGTAGATTGAAATATAAACTGCTCCGTCAGTTCTTTCGCTCTGGCAGAAACCTTTAATCCATACTCAACATCCTTTTCCGTCAGAATGGCTACCCTTGCCGCTTCTTCCATGGCATCCATAACCTGTTCATCAACGCCATGCACCTGTATGTAATTTTCATATCCATTTACTGTGGAAATTAGGCTTGAACTTGCCAAAAGAAAAGCACCTCCGCAAAAAAGCAGAAGTGCCTTAAGACCTCTGCCAATAATTTTTGTTGGTTAGCGACTAACTCCGTTTGTTAGCCGGTAATATCATCTAATCAATATCCGCAATACTTTCTACAAAGCAGTTATAATAGAGATTTCTGATATTTTCACAATATCTCCCTAAATTCTTGCAACTACGTGTTCTTTTGCAATTTCTTCTTTTTCCGGGTCGTAAATAACCGAACCGTTTTTATCAGTCTTATACTTATCAAATTCACAAGAAATTTTTATGTATGGGTATCTCAATGGCGTGCAGTCAGCATGGAAATCAATATTATACACTCCCTTTTGCCATTTTCCGTTAGCATAAATCTTTGTGTAACCGCCTTTTCTAGTTTTGATTATGATTTTTGAACGTGTTTTCTTCATTTCCAATGCACCTTGAACCCTTTCGCCGTATAATTACCAACTGCCTGTTTCAGCTCTTCCTTGCTTTTATATTCCTCTCGAAGCATGATTGCTACCTTGTTCTTCTCAATGGCGTATATGCCGCAGGTAACCGCTTTGCTCGCCGTATCAAGAACTGCTTTGTACTGTTTGCTGTTCATCTCGTATGTGCTGTTATTGATATTGACAATCATGCTTCATACACTCCTTCTCTTCCTTATGAGTTTGCATCAACATTTTTTAGATATTCAATGAAACTCATTTCAGCCCCCTCGCATGTTAAACCTTCAATAGGATTTTTGTGATAGTTTTCACGAAAATACCTCAATGCCTGTTCTTTTTCTTTTTCTGAATAAGAGTCCCATTTTGATATCCCAGATTTGTTTTTGAAAAATTCGCAATCGTGTTCTTTATAAGCAAATCCTACTGGAGGAATATACTTTTCTGGATGGTTACAAAATTCTATCGTTTTTTTCAAAAATTCATTCCATTCAATTCCAAAATAAGCACATTCATAGCATGTCATTCTTCCACCAACTTTCTACCACACATCGGGCAAAATTCAATTTCCATTGCTATCGCTACGTTCATTCCATTGCTACAACATTTAGCATACTGTGGACATTTATCAATATGGCATTGAATAACATTTATATAGCCCAATTTTTTGATTTTAAATTCTCCATATGCAGTTTTATATGATTCTTTCCCATTGCAAAAATCACACATTTCAATTACTTCCTAATAAACCTATGTTCACAATCTTCCAAAGTTGTTACTTCTATCATTTCCGGTTCATGTCTGCAAATCCTTCCGTTTGAATCAATATATGGTTCCAGTTCTATCTTTGTACGTAAACCATATGGAGTTTTGCAATAAGGGCACGCTTTCTTGTCACTTTCAATTGGTGCGCCACAATTTACACAGTTTAAAATCATGCTCATACCTCTAATTAAAGCACCTTACTAAGCGGATATACAAAATTGATGTGGCGTGGATTTGCACCACGCAGGAGTGTACAATCTGGTCATCTATGTTGTCGGTTTCAACCAATTCTCTACGACAATTCCGTTTACCTATTCCGTCACACATCAACACCCAAGGCATACCTAGGATTTTCGCTCGGGCAAGAGCGCAGATACAAGGACTCGAACCTTGACAACGATTTTACTCGTTGGAGAGATTAGCGATCTCCTGTGATACCATTACACCATATCTGCATAGCCGAGCAGTTTCCGTTTTTTACTTGCTCCACACTACCCCAAGTGCAAGTTTCTTTTAGTCAGCGGTTTGCGCCATCTTTTGAATGGCAACCGCTCAATCCAGTTCCCTGTGCTAAGTTTAACCGGTATATTGATTAGCACCTGTATTTCTGTAACAAACACACTAGGGGTGTACTGGCAACATCGCCCATGATTGGTACGAGATTTGAACTCGTGTTACCACCATGAAAGGGTGGTGTCTTACCACTCGACTAACCAATCTTATAGCGTTTCCACATAATCAGACGGTCCCTTGGGACTCTCGCTGACTATGTGGCGTATTTTTTATTTCGAGTGGGATTTCGCTACCAACACTCTATCCGGTAATGAGACGGACGCTTTTGACGTAATGACTTGCACCTCACTCGCTCCAAGCATAGGAATCGAACCCACATAGCATTTTCACATGCCTTTGCTAGCCTTATCAATGCTATTAACCGCCATTAATCAGAATCGAACTGATCTCGCACTATGCCGCCAAAACCCTACTTACAAGTTGCGATCTTGCTTTCGCGCGTGGGGAAGAGAGGAATTGAACCTCCAATGTTTACCACTTGGGAACTGATTTACAGTCAGCCGCAACACCGCCAATCGTTGCCGCTTCCCCAAAACCGCCCTCAGACGGTTAGCAATCATATTTTTCGTGCCATGCGTTGCACTATCCTGTGTGATATCACAGAAAATAGGCTGGTGAGGATTTGCACCTCACATAACAACGACTTTCCACAACGGGTAACACCCTTAACAGGTTCCTTCATTGCCTTGTTGATTCAATGACTTGTTCCTAACCAAAGCGTGGTTGTCTTATGCTTAAGCGTCTACCTTTTCCGCCACAGCCTAATTGTATTTTTGACAGCTCAGGCACCGTGGGATAGGCACCCGAACTATCAAGTCTGACTGCTATATGGATTGCTTGTCAGCAAATTACGGAACGATCATCATTCATCACCATATAGTCTTACGCCTAATGCCGCGCTTCGCGGCAAATACCACCGGACGGTCTCGCACCGCCCTTAACAGAATCGTCCTAGTGGCGAAAGGATGTGTCATGAAAAACACCAAGAAGGAGAATTTACGGAATGGATCGTTAAACCCATTCCTCCATCGGAACGGCAGGAATCGGACCTGCGACCGCTCGGATATAAGCCGAGTGCTCTGCCAACTGAGCTACGTTCCGTCGCGGCGCGCATAGCGCGCCGCTTATGATAGTATTTTTGATCTTTTTATTTTGCCGACGTCCACTAACACCGAATAATTGCTTGCGCCGAGTTTTTTCTTGCAAAAACCGAATGCCAGTGGACTTAAGCTATACTGGATGCTCCGACTTCTCAGACTGGTGCTCAGCGTCACTATCCAGATCGAGCAAATCTCCGGTGATGTCCGGTCCTTTTGATTTTGTTATATGTATTCTTTCCTCTGCACAAATGATAGGCAGCTGAAAGCAAATACCAAATATTGGACTATAAAACATTCTGTTACCTCCACATCAGAAACATGTTCAGCAACAGTAACATCACAAGTACCCATAATGCAATTGCTGTTTCTTTGTCTTTGGATTCTCTGCCAGATACAAATAGTATCAGCATAAAAATAACATCCAGCGTCGATATAATCGTTTTAATAATTACCATGGTTGTTTTCCTCTCACAAGTTTCTTTAGCAGGATTCGAACCTGCGAATACTGGAATCAAAATCCAGTGCCTTACCGCTTGGCGATAGCGCTATATTAACACTACTTTTCCGGCATGTAATAGACCATGTTATCAAATACAGTTATTCCCATACAAGGATCATTCATCTCAACGCATCTGATCGATATGTTTTTAGATACTGCAAACATTTCGGCCACCTGTTGTTTATCCATGTTTGTGCTAATAACTTGAAAAGCCGAAAATGCCTTGTGCATATCAGAGAATACTTCTTTTTCTCTACCTAAATTTGCATACGTCCCAATGGTAAACGTTTTTCCATCAACCATAGCAGTTATCATTCCATGATTTGCTGTGAATACCGCTCGGTCAAAATCAAGCGAAACGTCTTTGCTTTGTGATACTACTCTCATACTTTTCCATCCAATCTCTTTTTGTTTTTGAGGATATTTAAAGGACTTAGTAGTGCTGATTTTCTCAACCTATCAAACCCCCTCCCCCTCCATGCAGAATCATGCTTTGAACATTGATAAATTGTTTGAATTGTTCGTTCAATTCCATTCGTATTTTACAACTATTCGCAAAACCCTTGTTTTGCGTAATGCATCAACGATTTAATGCGCCTTAAGACCATTAAACACTGGGCTTTAAATTGTTTGAATTGTCTATTGCGTTTTTCTCGCTTTTTTCAACCAGAATTGTCGGAGTTGTTCGGCAATCCTATACAATTATTAGCCCCAAGATGTGGCAGTTCTTCGGCTGTCAACGCTCTTGCTCTGGATCCCTGATCTCTAACGCCCGGCATATTGAAACCGCAATACTTGTTGAGTGATGGCATGTAGTTCATGGGGTTTCCTTTGCCGGAAACCTGTAAACCTACCAAACTTTCCTCACGCATTTCGTCAATTTTTTTGCAAATGTCGGAACCTGATGAGGCAAGTTGAACGCCATTAACCCATCCGTTTAACGTGTCTCTGTGTATTCCGGTAAAGAATGTAAACCCAACAATATTCACTACTTTCTCGTAGTCATTACACAGGTCTATATATATATCTAATACCTCGTTAACCTTATCTGTATCATAGGCATTATTAATATTATTATCATCCTTCAGGTACTTTGGATTTACTTTGAATACATGCTCATAAATATATTTACAGCAGTTATACCATCTATTCTGTGATACTTTGCATAAATCCTCTATATTCCTCTCTTCCATCCAGAGATTTATATACATGTCAATATCACTTTTAAAAACATCAACGGTATTATTATTTATTTCCTGATTTTCAACTGCTGACATGTTATATATCTCCTCTCTCCAGTAGTGGAATACTTAAAATAAAAAATGCAACTGATACAGTCGAGATCATGATGATCTCGACTGTACCGGCTGCATGAAGTCCGTTTCTTTCGGGACCTCGACAAATCTATTTAACTCTGCCCGTTGCCCGAATGCGTTTTTAATTTAATAAAACAATATCATTCTATCATTTTCTTGTCAAGATATATTTTAAAATTAAATTTTAAGCCTGTATATTATATATATTATTTATATAAATATACTGCCTTATTTATAATATATATTTTTAATATTACAAGAGAGAATATAATCTTTCTCTAACTCTAGTGTCTTACTCTACGTTGCAAAAATGTTGCAATTTGTTGCAGAGGTGTTGCATTGCAACAAAACTAATACTATTCTATCATTTTACATTGTCCGTAATAAAATTATCATTCTTGAAATTTTGTGAAAATTTAACAAAGATTTTCTACGTTTTAAACAAAAAAAGACAGCTATATTTCAAGCCGTCAAAATTTTTTAACCAGTGCTGCCAGATATTCCTTTTTCAAGAAAAACCTGTTTATTTTATCCGGTGCATCGTGATTTTCTTTTATGAAATTTTCAGCGGCTTTTCTTACCGCTGCCGCATCCGCCTTATTAATATAAAGTCCTAAATTATGATTTTTACCGGAAAATTTAATCTGTGCACACCATTTGTCACTCTTTTTATAATAATAAACGCCCTTTATACCGGATGAATTGTTTTTATTATCCGGGGCGTTGTATGAATTTAAGCAACTACCTTTTTCGTGTACAAGTTTATCCCTTGCGATGCCGATCGACTCCGCGGCGCGTTCACGCTGGAGACAACCGCATGACTGTACATAGCCGCCAGTTAAACGTGACGTGATATAAAAACACTCATTGCCACAAGAACAGGCGCACCGCCATAATGTGCGCCCGTTCTTGTCCTTACCGACTTTTTCAACGACCTTAAGGCGACCGGTTTCGAACCCTTTCAAATCAACCTTTTTCATTTTTTTATCTCTCATTTTCAAGACGTGCCGCAATGTATTCCAGCACTTCTTTCTTTATCTCCGCCCACTCTTTACCGTCGATATAAATATACTTATCGCAGTTCTCACCGGAACCCGTCGGGGAATGATCTGAAATTCTCACGTCGAAGCTGTCAAGATAATCGCCGTTCTCGTCCTGAATTTCGACATTGATATAATTGCTCATGCCGTAACATCTGGATGCTTCATGATAACAGGACACATTTTTAAATTTATTTTCAATCTGTCCCGGCAATGCCTCACATCTTTTTTCAAGGTATGATCTGCATGTCTGGTATCTGTTTTTTAACGTATCAGTGTCAAATCTCATATCCATTCCCTCCTGTGTACTGGTTCATTGCCTTTCGACAAGATTATAATACACCATTTATAATGTAATGTCAATATATTTTTGCATTATTTTTAAAGTATTTATTTTTCTACATTTTCCACATATTTTATAATGTTGCCAGGCTGCATATCCAGTAAAGAGCAGATTTTTTCTAATGCAATTATTCCTACCATCTCGCCGCGCCTTAATGACTGAATCGCGTTTTCTCCAAGCAGCTTTTCTTTTCTTAGACGCGTTGTATTATAACCGCTTTCCTTTAATGTCTCTAGCACATCTATTTTATAAGTAAGCACAGTTTAACACCTCTCTTTCATATAAAACAGTATACATTATTTTAAAATTGCTTTCAAGTATGTTTACATTATAAATAATGCACAAAAATCATTCTTTATTTATACATTATTTTTGGTGTATTTGTGTATTGCAATTACACCGTTTATAATGTATTATAATCTCAACAGGAAAACAAAGAACACAAAAACAGGAGGGAACGATCATGAAAATTAAAATTAAAATTGAGGGAAAGATAAATGATACTTACACTTTTCAGCAACCAGAAGAGGGAAATATCCTTGACGAGCTGAAGGCGATCATCGAAGAAATGAAAGCCGGAAGAATTGAGAAAGTAGAAATTGAGAGGGAGGCGTAAACATGAGAGGAACAGGATTATTTATTAATTGGGAATCCGGAAATAAAAACAGTAATGCGATTCAGGAATTTGAAAAAAACGGCATCAACTGGGAATATAACCACTTTGGAACACTTACAGCCGACTTTTACGGCATCGGGATTTTTGAAAAGGTCGATTTTGAACATATCCAAGGCGATGTGTTTGAAATCTGCATAGCATAGTCGAAACCGCCCGCGCGGCGGTCTGGCGTAGGATTGCAACCTTGCCACTGATGAGACAAGCACGCACAATGAAAGGATGGTTGATTTTATGAAGATGATGACACTTGAAGAATCAAAAGAATACACACGCGAAAAATTGGCGCCATATTATGACCCTGAAAAAATAGAAAATATAGTTAATCAATATGTTTCCGTGGCGCGTCCGGGTGTTGTCTTAGTTAGAAATAAAAATGTTGGACTTATGGAACTGTATCTATAATTAGCCGCCTCAGAGAATGCACGCCGGATCACTACCGGCGGCGGTTTTTACCCAAAAGGGATTTTACTTTAAGGAGGATCTATAAATGACACAATTAGAAAATTTGAAAAACCAGATCAAGGAATTAGAAAAATCATGTGATGAAGCGCGTGATAGAATTAAAAACGAGAACCTGCCGTTTTTAAACATTTATGAAAACAGAGCTGCATTTTTTATCAACAAAATAGAAATCCGAAACGTGACAAATCAGGGAATCCGGGTTTGTATTGTTTTTGAAGATGAAAAAGAGCTTGCAATCGCGATTAGTGATTATGCAGAGAATATAGCGTTTTAAGCCGGGATCGTCCCGGCTTTTTCCAGTGTCCGGATATATTGCAGCTTGACAAGATACACGCTTGGTCATATAATGCGCTTAAATGAACACGTATAAGCCATTTTAAGGCTTGTGCAAGGCTATGCAGTGCTTTTTATACTCACAGTATAAAACCGCCTGTAAATCGCTTTTACGACGTTGCAAGCCTGTAAACACTGTGTTTATCTTGCCGCGTTGGCACTCCCCCAGGTGCACAGCCATGATGCATCCGGGAAACCACCAGGAAGCATCCGGGGCGCGTCTGGAGACATCACCGGCATCCCGCCGGGGTATGAAAATTCTGATTTCTGATCTCAAAATCGAGCCGTTTTCCAAGAAGAAAAAAATTCAAAAGTTGAAAAATGAGATTCCAACTGTGAAAAGACAATATGCACAGTAAATTATTATGCGTCATTTCGCAACTTGTGAAATTTGACTAATTCGTTCTCTTCTCTTCCTCTGACTCTCAGTCTGTTTCTGTTTTTTCTGTGATTTTGTTGTTCTTGTTCCCATTTGAAAACCTCTCATTGACCTTCTGGTTGCGTGATTTATAATTTACAATCTTTACATCGGTGTTTAATTCATCCGGTATCTTCCCGACGATCAACACTGTATGTGGCTGCAACATGTCGATCATAACTTTGAATCCCTCGCAAAACTCTATCCGTGCCGCCTTTGCCCGCACTCTTCCATTTGTGCATACAGCGATCACACCACCCTTACTGTACCCGGCAAAACAAAGATCATAATTATCTTTGTCCGGGATGCCTACGGACGGTATAACGCGGATCCCGTTCAGCAGCATGTAATGTGCAAGCGCATGATTCCGGTACACATTATACAGATTCAAAGCAAACGGCATACCACAATCGCCTGTAGCAATACTGAAATCCGGCATACAGACCGAGTGGAAACACTTCAAGTGCTCTAGGTATTTATCCGGGTTATTCCACAGTCTTTGAAACTTTGAATCGTCAATATAGAAATTCACATTTAATTTTCTATGCCCTTTTATCTTTTGTGAAAAGCTCTCTCCAAAATCTATGGAGTCCTCCGGCAAATAATCCAAGCTGCATGCCGGGACAATCGGGATCTGATATTTTTCATCAAGCTCCGCTCCATAGATCATATATTCTTTCATAACATCAAAAGATGTATGACATCCATTGTACAATACTATCACCCCAAAAACATTTTACTATTTTTCTTCTTGACAAACAACTTCTTTTGTGAAAAGCAAAGAACGTGCGGCGTAATCACTTCTGCTTAGTTCATTTATCAGCTTTTCCCTTGTCATTTCCGGGTTTGTTCTGTGAATATACCGCAGCAATTCATCTATTTTGTCCACTATGCTGCCCTCCAATCAATGTTTGACATCAGATCATCCAAAAGATAGATCAAATCAGTACCGTACAGGCTGATCCAGTCCGCAAGATACTCTTCCTGCTCAATAGGCATATGAATGTTATAGGAAAAGCAAAAACAATGACAAAGTTCATGAGCCAGTATTTTGCGCAAATAGCCATTTTCTGGTTTATCCGAAACATATATTATCCTATCATTCCAATCAGTCACAGCAAGGCTGGTAGAGCCATCAGAGCGCATCAGTTTACTGCTTGCGCCACGGACAAATTCTATTTTCCATTCAATACCATTTATCACAAACATATTTACCTCCAAAAAAAGAAACCACCAGCCAAATATCAGCCAGTGATTTCTAAATTTAAAGTTATTCTTCTTGCTCTTCAATCAACAAATAATTAATGTACCTTGTTGCTGTTCCAGCAAGTTCTTTGCTGTAGTCTAGCAAGTCCATCTTGTACTCCGGTTTATGCCCATATGTGACTGTATAGAACTTTTCCACAAGTTCTAAGTTATGTAAATCAGACAATTCCACAAGAATTTTGTGATATAAAAATTTTCTCGTCCATCCGAACCGGTCACAGATAATTTTGAGTTTCCAGTTATTTTTATTAAACCATTTACCACTCTCTATCTTTTTTACGATGCTCCAGTGTGAAAACGGGTCTTTATCCGGAATTTCAGCCTGCGGATTTTTCAGAGCCTGTTCCATGTCGTGAAAGCGATTGATGTATTGAGCTGTGAAAGCCGTTCCCTTTACTCCTGTCAGCTTGTGGGCGATAAATTCGCATCCTTTCTTCGTGATGTCATAGCAAGGTCTGCTTTGGTTGTTAGCATCTTTATATGTATTTTCTCGAAAGAAATCAACCAACGCAATTTTGCTCTCGTTGCCCAAGCCAATATTGGCTTGGGCGATTTGCGATGTATATCGCCGTATATCTTTCAATAATTTGCCGTGTTCTTTCCCAACCATTTCCGAAACTTCCATACTGGTTAACGTCTGTTCTAATTGTTTCATATGAATATTGTTCATCAGCAAATCCCCCATTTCTGTTTGAATGAAAGTATCGTGTTCAAAATGAAATGCAAAAATTTTTCGTCCTGTATGTTCTGGATTTCCGTTATCAGCTGTTCTTTCATCTCGCACCGCCTTTCTTGTCGGATGCAAGGTTACTTGTAAAAATCCACACACATTTTAAAAAGTGTTCGCTGAGTACATTCAGATTTTTGGTAATTTCTTCAATATACATTTCTCTCATAGATTTTTCCTGCCTTTCGTTTGCTGTTTGACAACCATTCCAAAAAGCGGTATAATCCATGTATCAACCGCTTTTGGTGGCTGTAAGTGTAAGAGTAACCGTTACTTGTCTAGGGCTTCGGTTGCTCTTATTTCGTTATAGACCTTATCAATCCCTTTCATTACTACATCATATTGTGTCATTCCGGTCTTTTCACAGCAATATAGAAGTTTTTCTCTATCTTCTTCTGTTGCTCTTACTTTTATAATGTTATTTTTGGGATTATCTGTCGGTCTGCCTGTTCTTGGTGACACTGTTTCATCTCCTTTCTTTTGGGTACACATAAATATTAATATATGAGTACACAAAAGTCAATACCTTTTTGAAAAATTCCCAAATCCACAAATCACTAGCTGATATTCAGTTGTCAATGTTCAAACAAACAGGGGCATTTCTGCCCCTGCCATTACATTTTGGAAACAAGCGTTGACAGCTTGCTTTTTGTCATTGTGCGCTCTTCCGGCGTCATGTCGGAGATAAGTTCCGCCATATCCTCCGAAAGCTCTTTCATGTATCTTTCAAGGTCATGCATCTTTGCATCCTTGTCTTCTGGCGTATTGCCTTTGTGAAGCTCTTTGCTTTCCATGTAGCTTCTGCGGCTCATGCCGCTTTTGCCCTCTCTGCGATCACGCATTCCACCATCTGGTGTCATTTTAGGCTCGGTATAATACATTCTGCCGGAAGAACGATCCATATCACGGTCGTGTTCCATTTCCCGGTACATTTCTGGTGTCATGTGCCAGTACGGAGGTTCGTCATATCCTCTCCGCGTTCCTCTTCCCTTTGGCGCAAATCTTCCGTCTGCATACCGGTAACGGTCATAATACCGTCTGCCGTCTCCGTAACGCTCAAACATATCAAGAACCTGCTCTGGGTCTGATTCGTCCATTGATTTTGTAAGCGTCCGGTAATACATGGCTTCCGCAAGGTCTTTAAGCATGTCCGTGACTTTTCCCATCTCTTCTGTATCTACACATTCGATACCTTTTGCAAACTCACACTCTGCGCTTTCAGACAGTTTTTCGATCATTTCGTGCATTCTCTTAATATCCATAAAACCGCCCTCCTTACGCTTCCCGGACTGCAATTAAATTGCTGTTCTGAACTTCGATTGACTGCGTAGACGTATTCTGTACCGCTACCGTAACACAACAACCGCGAGGAACGTCCACATATGCCTGCGCCGAAACGTTAAAGAAGTTTTCAACTGCCGCCGGTGTAACAATCATTCGAGTTGACTGCAACGGTTCTCCGTCAATTGCAATAGCCAGTGAAATAGCTTCAACTGTGCCACCGGTAGGAATTTGAATGTTCCCGGAATAAGATACCAAAAATCTTGCCCGGCACTGATTTGTAAGTCCTCTCAATTTAACAATGCAGCTTCCCTGTCTATGAACAATACATTTTGTTGCGCTTGCCTGAGTTTCTGTAAATGCCACATCTTCTCCCTGCGCAACAGTTTGAATTGCAATTCCTGTAAATTCTGCCATAATTATTTACCTCTCTTTCAAAAAATAAGGGCAAACATTATAGTCTGCCCTTTGTGTTTATAAGCAATACTGCACAGCAGACATAATCGAGTTAAACTCAATTAAGATACTCAATTATTCAATTTTGTGTAGCAGCTACTTTTAGCAGCTACATCCTGTGTTGCATCCACAGCCATACGCATAAGCGTTAGGATTTGGAACAACATATGCCGGGATTGCAGCCGGATTTACAGCGTTGATGATCTGCTGTGTCTGCGCTGACATTGCAGTAGTGAGCAATGCAGACTGGCGATCCTGTGATGCGGCTCTTCTTAAGTCATTATTTTCTGCCTGTAAGGAAGAAATCTTTTCCTGACACAGGTAATCAAGGATTGCCCTTGTTCCTGCCTGCTGGCTGTCGATAATGTCTCTTGTGTTGCTGTTCATGGTGTTCTGCAGTGCACAGGTGTTCTGTGACATATTGTAGTTTACACCCTGGATAGCTTCCCTGGTCTCGCAGCAGCAATTAGCCAACTGGGACTGCAAAGCATTCTGCGCCTGCATAAGTGTCACATTTGTGGTATTAAATCCCTGCTGTGTCTGGTAGCCAAGGTTGCAGATTGCATTATCTACGCCGTGGAAACCGTTCATGATAGCCGTGTTCTGTGCGTAAAATCCATCGCAAAGACCATTTGTGATGCCGTCTAATTTCCCGATGATAGCCTGTGTGTCAAATCCACGCTGAATTGCGGAGTCAGTGTATGCTGCTGTTGAACCCATACCTCCGTTTCCTCCCCAGCCATTGCCGCCAAAGCCGCCCCAGCCAAAGATCATTGCGAAGATAATGATAGCCCACCAGCCATCGCCGCCCCACATACCATCATTGTTTCTTCCGTTTCCTGTCACTGCTGCAATATCAGCAAGACTAGGCATTGCATTTCCATTAAACATTTTGTTTACCTCCATCTGATCTATTTACAAATGGGATAACCGGTTATTTTGCGCGCACCCCAAAATGTACTAATGATTAAACATGCTCATAACTTTCTGTTTTGCTTCATCTACCGTAATTCCTCTTTCTTTACAGAGATTCTCTGCCATTGTCTTAAGTCCACCTGTATCTCCGCTTTGATACATTTGCATGGCATTTTTTGCCATAGGATTGTTTTGAACCTGCGGAGAATTCATCATTTGATTTAACAATAATTGTGCCGGATTCATTCTGGATCACTCTCCTTTTTTACCTGTGAAGTTTTTCTTTGACTGCTTGGAATTTTATCTAATCGGTTTTCTATCTGTTCAATCTTCCCAAAAAGCTCATCAAACTTCTGCATAAATGCACCTGTGCACTCGTCTGATAGGTCAAATTTCAATTTTTCAGTATCATGCGATAAATTGCTAACAGTATCATGCGAAACTGGCTTAAAAACGATTGTGCGAATTGTGCCATCTGCGTTCCAACTTTTAGCGTATATTTCTGTCATATCCTGTTTTGGGAAAAATGCAACGCTGCCATCCATTGGCACATCATTGGCAGTGATGTTTTCTACCGCCGGAACTACTTTTCCATTTATGCCAAAAGTTTGAACCGGGATCTGCTGCTGAATTTGCTGCGGTGCCTGCATATAATTTTGTGTATTATCAATGCGTGGCTGATTCATATACGGATTGTATGCGTACTGCTGCCCGTATTGCTGCATCTGCTGATTATAAATCGGATTCTGGTATGCTCCGCTCATATTCATCCTGTTTGACCTCCTCTAAAACATCTTCTATTGCGTGTATGATAGACGACTGCGTTGACAAGTCCAAGGACTGTAACTCTTTTCTGGCAAAAATTTTTTCAAGAACTTCATCCGAAAACACCACCATCCCTCCCTTTGATTATATTTTTGCATAAAAAAAGGCGGCAAAACCGTCACGATTCCGACAGTTTGCCGTCAAAAAATACAACAAAAAAAGAACGCATTAAGCGTCCATACATCCGTTCGTGTTACCTTTAGTGTTACCTTTGATTTTGACCTTTAGAAAAGACACCATTCAAAAACTCCTTTCTTTCAGTAAAATCAAGGCTTCACAAGGTTTTCTTAAACAAAAATAAAGTAGCGGAAGGGAGATTCGAACTCGGTATCAATTCTCTCAAACCCGCATAAATACTGAATTTCTTTATCTCCAAAGGTGTTACCTCGTGTTACCTTTTACATTGATAATGCTTTTGC